TATTTGGCGCACCTATGGAAACCATGAAAAACAAAACAGGTAAAAAGTTAGCAATAATCAAAAGACGCTAAATATATAAAGATAACGGAGTTACATAACATGTCAGATTTAGATCAATTGAACCCAGAAATGGGCGCAACAGAAGAACTAGGAGCAGGCATTCCTGACAGTTCTGCTGGCGGCGACGCACACATGGGTGGGGAAGAACACCACCATTTAGAAGTTTCGCCTGAAGAAAAAGAACAACAAGGTAAAATGGCCAAGGCTGATTTGTACAAATTAGCTAGCTATTCACACAAGCTATTCAAGCAGTTACACGATGACGACGAGTTAGAGAATTGGGTCGAAGCTAAGATTACAAAGGCGGCAGATTATATTGCTACTGTGTATCACTACTTAGAATATGAGATGAAAGTAAACGAATTTGGTAAGCATTTAAATGATGCTGAAATTACCAATGAGCAACGTGCTCAACTCCAAAACATGTTATCGGAAGCCAAAATGAAAATTAAAGAACTAAAATTAACGCAAGCTGAGAAGGTTACTAAGAAGCTTCATGAGTCTCATGGGTTAGAGCGTCCTTGCGCGGAATGCGGTGGTACTGGTAAAGTTGCGTATGCACTTCCAGAAGAAACAAAAGAAAAAGTAGCAAAATACAATCGTCTTGTGAAGGCAACTAAAGCCGCTCACAAGCGTTTAGATGCTAACCACAACGGTATTCCAGATGATATGGAAGGCGGAGAAGTTGATGAAAACTTCGACGGTGAGCGTGGTGGCGATCAAGAAACACCAAGCAAGTTTAACAAACAAAAAACTGGTCCAAACAGCACACGTTATACACGTAAGTCAAGCACATTTAGCGACGAACACGACGGTGGCGACGGTCAAAAGAGCCACGCTAAAGCTAAATCAAGCGACGAAAAGAAAGCTGACAAATCTAACGATATCAAATTACCTAAGCATGACAAACCAACATGGGGTATGAAAGGTGGCGAGAAGTTTGGTAAGAAAGACGAATCAGTAGCTGAAGCTAAGAAAGCTAAACCAGACTTTTTAGACATGGACAAAGATGGCGATAAAAAAGAGCCAATGAAGAAAGCAGTTGCTGATAAAAAGAAAAATCCATTCGGTAAGAAAGTCGACGAAGCTAAGAAAGAAAAAGCACCAGAAGGTAGCGTTTCTTCTAAGCGTTTCGAAACTGATGCCCAACGTGTATCACGTTTAGCTAAAGAAAAGAAACAAGCTGAAAAGAAAACAGAAAGCATTGTTTCTAAAGCTAAGTCAATGTGGAATAACATTAAAGAAACTGAATCTTATATTGCTGAAAAGTCTAAAAAAGCTAAACCAGACTTTTTAGACATGGATAAAGACGGTAACAAGTCTGAGCCAATGAAGAAAGCAGTTGCTGATAAAAAGAAAGAAACTGTTAACGAATCATCAGAAGTTAGTCGCATGCGCGAACTAGCGGGTCGTTTGAATCGCAATGAAAATATTATTAACGAATCACGCGAAGCTGATACTTTCCGTAAATTAACAAACATCCTTAAAGGGTAATTCCCGTGGACATGAAGCGTATTCTGCAGGCGATGGACGGCGTTGCCTCCAAGCCTGTAGTAGGCGCTAGTGAAATGTCTAAATTTCTTCGTATTATCGACGAAGATCCTTATCAACGTTCAGGCGAATATGTCGACCTCGACGATCCTAAATACAAAAATGCTGTAGATGCAAGAGACGGCCAAGTTCAAGGCGGTTCCGGTGAATGGGGCATGCAACAGATGTATCATGGATTTGGTTATTGTACTCAAGATAGTACTATGCGAGCTCAAGAACTTGCCAAGGCCATGAAAATAGACTGGAACAAAATTGGTCAGGAACTAGATGCATACAATAAAGACCATGTTAAAAAAGGTTCTAGATTTATACGATATGCAACTTTAAACACAATACCAACCGAGCTCCTTGTTAACGGTGAATGGATTCCTATTCCTAAAAATCTGTATACTGGTGCTGAACGCGAAGTATTAGCAATGGGCGGTAGCCCTGAACTCGATAGAATTGGTATGGACGATCCTGGAGTAGGGTGTGAAGACGATGCACCGTTAGGAAAAGCTCACCCTCTACGTGGTAATCGTTATGTAAAACCAGGAACTAAATTGTTTTCCAAGGATCAAAACGGGCAACCTAATCAAAGTGCATCGCCTACAGGTACTACTGCTCCGGCAGATCCTAAGATTATGCAGTTACAAAAAGAATTAATATCCGCGGGAGAAAGCGGAAAACTAGGTCCTTTTGGACCAAATCATGATGGAGTTGATGGAGTAATGGGAAAATATACTAAGGCCGCTGTAAATCGTCATCCTGATATTGCAAAGAAATATTTTCCAACAAGTACAGATGAAAGTATAAACAAATTTTTATCTATCATTGATAAGAATGATGTTAAGATTCTAAAAGAAGAAGTTAACAATAATACAGTCTTAAACGAAGGCGCTAATCCTCATAAAGTATCTTTGCCAGTACAAATGGCAATGCAACACTATCAACAGCCTGTTGAAAAGAAAGTAACAAAACCAAGTCTACTTAAAACATATTTCCAAGCAGAAGAACAAAAGCAAGAAGAAGTTATTTCTGAAAAGAAACAACTAATGCGCCAATATGCGGCACAAATTGCTGAACGTGTTTTAATGAAGGAAGGCAAGGATCCTTGCTGGAAAGGCTACAAACAAATCGGAATGAAAAAGAAGGGCGGTAAAAAAGTTCCTAATTGTGTTCCGACAGAAGGCGTAGCAGAAGCCGCCAATGCCGCACAACAAGCCGCTATTGCTATTGCTAAAAAGAAAGATGTTTCAGAAAACGAAATTCCCGGTCATAGCATGGGCTTTACTGGTGGAGTAGGTCCAGGGTTACAAAGCAATGAACCAATGGAAGATGCAAAATCAATTATGCATCCAACTAAACGTTATCGTATGATGCGCCGTTTGAGCAAAAAAGGCGGATACGATTTAAGCGATTTGGAACACGCAAGTGATGAAGAATTACACCAGTTATATGCACAACATAACTTACGTGAAGATATTCCTCCTCCAGCAAAAGTTAAACCTATCAAAGCAAAGAAAAAATCGCACGGTTGCAAAGCTGGGCAAACACAAACAGGTATGCAGAACAAGAACGGTAAAATGGTTCCAAAATGTTCTGTAAAGCAAGCCGCAAAATAATCTTTGCCACTGCATACACAGATAATTAGTGTATGTACAAAACAATCACAAATAACACTTACCTACGGTTACGTTATTTGCCGGTATATGCGGCAGACGATACCGCATTTACTGCCGAAGAAATAGATCGTATTATTACTTACACGGATACACTAGGTTTACAAAAGGGCATGGATCGTAGTAATGTAAGAAACAGCGATATCAATTTCATGCATAAAAATCCAGACAACACTTGGATATTTGAACGCTTAAATAAAGTGTTAGAAAACATGAATGAAAAGTATTTCAATTTTGAAATTAATGGTTACGACTATATTCAATATTCTGTTTATGAAGCCGCCAAAGATGGAAGATATGATTTTCATATAGACATGGGTTTAGGCGAAATGGAGCGTTCGTGGTTTGAAAATCGAAAACTTTCCATGACATTATTACTAACCGAACCGGGAGTAGATTTCAAAGGTGGAGATCTCGAATTTAACGTTTCTAACGAAAACAACGTACAACGCCCAAGACTTCGAAAAGGTACACTAGTGTTGTTTCCTAGTTTTTTATTACACAGAGTTACACCAGTAACAGAAGGCATAAGAAAGAGTTTAGTTATTTGGCTAACTGGACCGAAATTTAAATAAAAAATGTGTTGCTCTTACAACATAAATAATTTATAATAGGCTTATAAGGAGAGAAATATGGCAGGCAGAAATTACGGCGCAGAAGAAAAAGCAAAATTGGAACGTTTGATTAGCGAAGGTTCTACAGTATTGCGTGAAGTAGAAGACTTACAAGAAGGCTTAAAAGAAACTGTTAAAGCAGTTGCAGAAGAATTACAAATCAAACCGTCAGTTATTAACAAGGCTATTAAGATTGCACATAAAGGCGATTGGAGTCAGTATAACGAAGACTGGGAAGAGATTGAAGCTATTTTGGATATTACTAAACGTATCTAATATGCGAGTAATAGATCAACCTAATGCATTTTTAATCACTAAGTTAGATCAGCATGAGCTTATTAAAGAGAGCATGCTGATGCTTATTGATAAATTAGGTGAACATAGTATTATCGAAGAGCATGGAAAAATTCCGCAACGTATTTCAAATACAGACTGGTTTTTAACATTAAATGAAACCCCGGCATATTTTAATATGTTTAGTCCAATGGTTGCAGAACATTGCAGACAAGTTAAAAATATGTTAAAATTGCCAGTTGATATTAAGTGTGTCGATTATTGGTTTCAACAATATCGAACCGGTGACTATCATAGCTGGCATACTCATGCAAATTGTTTGTATTCGAATATATACTATTTAGATTTACCAGAAGGCACTAGTAAAACAACTTTTAAATTTATCGATAAAGAGTTTGAAGTAGACGTAGAAGAAGGCGATATACTAACGTTTCCAGGTTCAATGCTACATTGTTCTAAACCGAACACAAGCGAACATACAAAAACTGTTATTGCTTTCAACACAAGATAAAGGTCAGCGAGCCAATAAATCGCAGAAATGGTATTTGTCAGCCAGAATTGACAAAGGAGAAGAAAATTTATGTCTTATGTAGACGCATGGTTTGACCGCGATAATGATATTATCAAGATTGTCGAACGTAACAAAAAAGGTGAAAGGGAATTTAGAGATATTCCTGTACGCCACACATTCTATGTAAAAGACCCAAGAGGGAAATTTACGTCAATATACGGCGATCCATTATTAAGAATCGTTTGTAAAAACACAAAAGAACTTCGTAAAGAACAAGCCATTAACAGTGGCAAAGAGTTATACGAAGCTGATATTAATCCAATATTTGTAACACTAAGCGAAAACTATCTTAATCAAGATGCTCCAAAATTAAATGTAGCGTTTTTCGATATTGAGGTAGACTTTGATCCAGAGCGTGGCTACGCTAGTCCAGACGATGCGTTCATGCCAATTACTGCGATTGCTGTCTACCTACAATGGTTGGAAACTATGGTCTGTTTGGCTATTCCTCCTAAGAAACTTAGCATGGAAGATGCCAAAGAAATGGTCAAAGATTTTCCTAACACATATTTGTTTGATAACGAAGCAGATTTGTTAAATATGTTTTTGGATCTAATTAAAGATGCAGATGTTATTAGCGGTTGGAACAGTGAAGGATTTGATATTCCGTACACCACTAATCGTGTAACAAAAGTATTGAGTAAAGAAGATACTAGACGTTTTTGTTTGTTTAATCAATTTCCAAAACGTAGAGAATACGAAAAGTTTGGTCGAAATAGTGTAACCTATGACTATATTGGTCGCGTTCATTTAGACTATCTCGAATTATACCGTAAGTATACGTATGAAGAACGCCACAGTTATAGACTTGATGCGATTGCAGAATATGAGCTAGGTGAACGTAAAACACAATACGAAGGTACATTAGATCAATTATATAACAATGACTTTAAAACATTCGTTGAATATAACATCAATGACTGTATGCTTCTTGAAAAATTAGATAGAAAATTAAAATTCATGGATCTTGCCAATACACTGGCACATGAAAATACAGTATTGCTACAGACTACAATGGGTGCGGTAGCTGTTACTGAGCAAGCTATTATTAACGAGGCACATCGTAGAGGTTTTCAAGTACCTAATCGTACTAAGATGAGTGACCGTGATGAAAACACAGCGGCGGCTGGTGCGTATGTAGCACATCCTAAAGAAGGTATTCAAGACTGGGTAGGATCATTAGACATTAACTCACTTTATCCGTCAGCGATTCGTGCGCTTAACATGGGTCCAGAAACTATCGTAGGTCAATTACGTCAGACACGCACAGAAGAATTTATCGAAACCCAGATGGCAAAAGGTAAGAGTTTTGCGGCATCTTGGGAAGGTAAATTTGGTACTGATGAATATGAATCAGTAATAAATCAAGAAATTGGCACTGACATTACTATCGATTGGGAAAACGGTGACACTGATGTGTTGAGTGCGGCCGAGGTATATAAATTAATTTACGAAAGCAATCAGCCTTGGATGCTTTCGGCAAATGGTACAATCTTCAGCCACGAAAATGAAGGTATAATTCCAGGGCTACTGAAAAGGTGGTATGCAGAACGCAAGGAAATGCAGGCCAAATTAAAAGATGCTATCAAAGCTGGAAACAAAGTTGAAGAAGAATATTGGGACAAACGACAACTCGTTAAGAAGATTAATCTTAACAGTCTTTATGGCGCTATTCTTAATAGTGGTTGTCGCTTTTTTGATAAACGAATCGGACAAAGTACCACACTCGTCGGACGTCAGATTGCCAAGCATATGGCGAGTAAAGTAAATGAAATTATTACAGGCGAATATAATCATGTAGGTAAAGCAGTTATCTACGGTGATACTGACTCTTGTTATTTTAGTGCTTACAGCACACTAAAGAAAGACATCGATGCAGGACAAATTCCTTGGACCAAGGAAACTGTTATTCAACTGTATGACACTATCGGCGATGAAGTAAATGCTACATTTCCACAGTTTATGTTAGATGCATTCCATGTGCCTAAGAGTCGTGGAGAAGTTATTAAAGCTGGACGTGAAATTGTTGGATCTAAGAGTTTGTTCATTACTAAGAAACGTTATGCAGTTCTTTACTACGATAAAGAAGGCAAGCGTACAGACGTAGATGGCAAAGCTGGTAAGATTAAAGCTATGGGCTTGGATCTTAAACGTAGTGATACTCCGGAATTTATTCAAAACTTCTTGAGTGATGTACTCGAAATGGTTCTAATGGGTAAGCCTGAACAAGAAGTTCTAGATCATATCAGCGAGTTTAGAATTAGATTTAAAGCTCGTCCAGGCTGGGAAAAAGGTTCACCTAAACGTGCTAACAACATTACAGAATACGAAGCTAAAGAAAAGAAAGCTGGTAAGATTAATATGCCAGGTCATGTTCGTGCAAGTATTAACTGGAATACATTAAAGCGTATGTTCGATGACAAATATTCTATGGGTATTACAGACGGTGCTAAAGTTATTGTATGTAAACTCAAACCTAATCCGTTAGGTTACACATCAGTCGCTTACCCTGTAGACGAACTGAGATTACCACAATGGTTTAAAGACTTACCATTTGATCATGCCGAAATGGAGGCAACAATTATCGATAATAAATTATCAAATTTAATCGGTGTATTGAAGTGGGACCTAAATAGCACAGAAGAAAAAACAACATTTAACAGTTTATTCGAGTTTTAATATGAAAATTATAATTGCAGGATATGGCTTTGTCGGCAAAGCTGTTTACAATTCGCTGATAGATAAAAACAATGTTTACATTGTAGATCCAAAATATACCACTGCTGAAATAGAACACTATCCAGATGCAGATGGTATTATTATTTGTGTGGGAACTCCTAGTACTGAGCTAGGAGATTGTGATGTTAGTCAAGTATATGCAGTAATGAAAAAGGTTCCTGAAACGTTGCCTGTATTAATCAAGTGTACAGTACGTCCAGACTATTTGAATAAGATTATTACCGATTTTCCTAAACACAATATTGCCTATAGTCCAGAGTTTTTACGTGCGGCTACTGCTAACGAAGACTTTGCCAATCAGGAATATATGATTTTAGGCGGAAGTAATCCCGGAAATATTTGGAGTAATTTATTCACCGATTCACTTAAACACCTAAATAACATTGAACATTGTACACTAACAGAAGCAAGCATGGTAAAATATGCCACTAATTGTTTCCTAAGTGTCAAAGTAGCGTTCTTTAATCAGTTATATGATATGTGCCAAATAAACGGCGCTGATTATAATACAGTTATCGAACTACTGCAAATGGATGACAGGATTGGCAATAGTCATATGCAAGTCCCCGGTCCTGATGGATCACGTGGTTTTGGCGGTGCTTGTTTCCCCAAAGACACTAGTGCATTTGTACATTATGCTGATAAAGTTGGAATAATTCATACTCTAGTAGAATCGGCAATAAAATATAACAAAAAAATTAGAAAAACATTGACATAGTCACAAAAGAAAGTATAATAGAAAAACATGGAGAATCATATGAAAGACTTTTTACAAGATTTAGTTGCACATACACATAGCTTAGGTTTCTTACCTTTGGTTAGAATTAGTTCAACTACCAAAGAAACTAAGATTGAAACAATGGCAGAAGATCGTACTGTTATTGTAGATGGCAAGACTCATAATGCTGTAGACCAATTAGAAGGTACATTCGGTATGCCAAATCTAAATAAACTAGATTTGCATTTAAAGTGTCCAGAATACAAAGAAGGTGCTGGCATTAGTGTTGTTGTACAGAATCGCAACGGAGAAGATGTGCCAACTGGATTGCACTTTCAAAACGCATTAGGCGATTTTGAAAATGATTATCGTTTTATGAATCAAGAAATCATTAACGAAAAAATGAAGAGTGTTAAATTCAAAGGTGCTAACTGGGAAGTAGTGTTTGAACCAAGTGTTGCAAGTATTCAAAAGTTAAAGTATCAAGCGGCCGCACACACTGAAGAAACTACATTCCAAGTTAAGACTGAAAATGGTAATTTAGTATTCAGTTTCGGTGATGCAAACACACACGCAGGTTCATTTATTTTCCAATCAGGTATTACTGGTAAACTAAAACAACAATGGGCTTGGCCTGTTGCACAAGTACAAAGCATTTTAAACTTAGCAGGTGACAAAACTATACGTATTGCAGATGTTGGTGCAATGCAAATTACAGTAGATAGCGGAATCGCTGTTTACAACTATACATTACCAGCACAGAGCAAGTAATGGACTCGAAAAAACGAAGCATGGTAAAGATGGTTAGTTTTAAAATACTAACCATTGCAGTTACTATTCCTATCACTGGACTAGGTACTGCACTAGCCGTACACGCATTAACAACTATTTGCTTTTATGTGCATGAAAGAGTATGGAACAAAATTAATTGGGGTCAACTTTGAATCGTAACTTAACAGCTACACAAAACGATTACGCATATTTTTTGCCAGCGACTAGTGGTTTCTATAGTACCTATATAGGTAAACAACGCTATGGAAATTATGTAGATCCTGCAAGAGTGCCGGCTAGTTTTAAAAATGGTGTAGAAAGTCTTAACTACTTAGAGCCGGATAAAGGTGCATTTTATTATGATCATTGCTTATATTCAGCAGGTCATGCTAATTTAGACTTGACTAAACAGGACGACAGCGAAGACATGTTTCGCAATAGAGATCGTACAACTAGTTGGGTACTAGGTGATTCAGGTGGATTCCAAATTGGTAAAGGTGTATGGGCCGGAGAATGGAGAGATCCCACCGGTCCAGAAGTTGCGGCCAAGTGGGTAGAAGTTAATGCTAAAGGTATCGAACTAGTTCCGCAACTAGATGCTACTGGTAATCCTAAATTAGATAAAAATGGTAATCCAAAGATGTCTAAGATAGATCACCCTAAGTTGTATCAAGCACAATTAGATGCGGCACAAAAGAAACGTGAGCAAGTGCTTGCGTGGATGGATGCGTTAATGGACTATGGTATGGTGCTTGATATTCCAGCGTGGGTAGCTCGTAGTCCGGATGGTATGAAAGCCACTGGTATTACATCATACGACCAAGCTGTTAACGCTACAATATACAATAATGAATATTTTATTAAACATCGTACAGGTGCTTGCAAGTTCTTAAACGTTCTGCAAGGGGAAAACCATAGCCAAGCCGAAGATTGGTATCAAAAGATGAAACATTTTTGCGATCCAACTAAATTCGACAAACCATTTAATGGTTGGGCAATGGGTGGACAAAATATGTGTGATGCACACCTTGTTTTAAAAAGGGTCGTGGCATTGAAGTTCGACGGATTACTAGAAAAAGGTCATCAAGACTGGATGCACTTTCTTGGAACTAGTAAATTAGAGTGGGCGTTACTGCTCACAGACATTCAACGTGCTGTAAGGAAATATCATAATGAAAACTTTACCATATCTTTTGACTGCGCCTCACCGTTCCTTGCAACGGCAAACGGACAAATCTACGTTCAAACAGAAATCACAGACAGACAAAAGTGGCTCTACAGAATGTTGCCGTCTATTGACAACAAGAAATACGCCTCTGACACACGACTCTTCCAAGATGCAGTAGTACAAGACGGTCATTTTAAGAACTTTGAAACTAGCCCAGTGATGGACGGTGTTGAAGTTAATAAAATTTGTATCTACGGACCTAATGATGTTAATAAATTAGGTAAAATTGGTAAGACAAGTTGGGATAGTTTCACTTATGCTATTATGATGGGTCATAATGTTTGGATGCATATTAATGCCGTCCAAGAAGCCAACCGTCAATATGATGCTGGATTATGCCCAACTATGTTAGTTCAAGAAACATTTGATAGATTATATGCTAAAGATGTAATTGATGCTATTATTGGCGCACCGGATCGCGATACTGCCAATGCTATTATCGATGAATTTAGCAAATTTTGGATGGCTATCCCGGGCACACGAGGTTACACCGGCAAGAAAACAGTTAACTCAAGTACCAAATACTTCGAATTGTTTGACGAAGAGGATGCAGATACTGTACAATCAGAAGATGAAACAGAATTTTCTGAAGACGTTATTGATAAACTTGACGAACTCGAGGCCAGTGTACATGACATTACCTGATGAAAGATACCGAGCAGTAGTAGAGACTCAAAAGTTTTTAGCTGAGATCCTTATTACTCCTCGGGTTCCCAAAGCAATTAAAGACCGAGCAAGGGCATGTTTGCGTCACTATCCTAACGAATACGATATGCATCATGCGGCAGGACTAGCACCAGAAATATTTGCTAAACGCATGGAAGATGTAACACGTATGTTTAAGCAATACGAACAATCAAAGGCAGAAAAGAATGAAAACTAGTCTTATTGTAGGTATGGGCATTGGCAACTTATATGCTACTGTACTAGATAAACTCGGACACGGTATTATTACTGTAGATAGCAATCCTTCTAAAGGTGCCGACTTCTTAACTGTAGATGCGGCTATCGAAGAATGCCGTATGTTTGATACTGTACATATTTGTACTCCTAATTTTACACACTTTGAAATTGCACGTAAACTTGCTCCAGTAAGCGATATTGTTTTTATCGAAAAGCCAGGTGTTGCTAGCTCTAATGTATGGGAAACTTTAGTTAAATCATTTCCTAAGACACGCTTCATGATGGTTAAGAACAATCAGTGGCGTAGTAACATTGCAGAATTAAAAGAATCTGCAAATAAAGCTAAAAGTGTAAACATTGAATGGACTAGAAAGAACTGTATTCCTAGCCCCGGTAGTTGGTTTACTACACGCGAATTAGCGTTCGGCGGTGTTAGTCGTGATTTAATGCCACACTTGTTGAGCCTGTATATTGCTATGAACCCCAATTGGCGTAACGATCAAGTAAACGGGCAGGGCGCACAGATGATGTGGGAATTAAAAGACATCGACAGCACTGAATATGGTGTTGTTAATCCAAACGGTACATATGATGTAGATGATAAATGCCACATTGACTTTGGTAATAAATGGCATTGTAGTGCTAATTGGCGTAGCATGAGCTATGAAAATAGTGCCATCGAATTTATAATGCAAAATAACACAGTAGAACGTTTTGAATTAGGATGGTGTCCAGAGGATGCTTACCTAAATATGATTAAAGATGCTGTTGAAAACCTAAATAATAACGACTTCTGGCAAGAACAACTAGAACAAGATATATGGATACACAAACGAATCGAAGTTTTATGATGGTCAAATGCTTACAAACTGTTAGCGATGGCGTATTTAAAGAAGTAGATTATGCCAAACCTGATATAGCGTTTAACGAGATCGAAGTTAAAGCAGTTATGACTGGTGTTTGTCGCAGTGACATCGACATGATGTTAGGCGACTTTGGTCCGTTGCCATTACACATGCAAGGTCACGAAGGCATTGGTCAAGTAACAAAGATCGGGTCGCAAGTGAATAACGTTAATATCGGTGACTTTGTTGCTACACGTGGTGAACCTGCGTATGCAGACTATTACAATGTTAAAGAAGATGAGTATGTCAGAGTACCAAAAGCCGAACCTAAGTATATTTTAGAACCAGTAGCTTGCGGTATTAACCTTATTAATCAAGCAAAAGACCAAATTGAACATAGACAAGGTCGTGGTGAAAACACACGTATGCTAATTATTGGTAGTGGTTTCCTTGCGTGGGTTGCGTATCATACTATGCGCTTAAATGGCTACATATATCACGTAGATGTGCTAGGACATAGTAATAAAGAGCTTTGGCAAGACAAGTTATTGCCCAGTACTATCGAAAACTATGATGTAGTTATCGACCTTAGCGGTAATTTTGAACTAGGCCCACAGATTAACCTAAATAACAATGCCTTAATAATCGACGGTGTCGGTAAGGCTGTATCAAAACAAGAGGCACAAGTCCAACTTTGGAAAGCTGTTACCACTATCAAACCAAGCCCACGTAATCCTCAGTTTATCGATTGCATGTATATGGCAAAATATTGGATTGAAAAAGGCTATCTAGAGGTTGATTCCTTCTGGACAAAGTGTTACAATCGTACTACAGAATGGGAACAAGCGTTTGCGGACGGCGTTAATCGTCCGAGTGGTTATAGCAGAGGTTATATTAAATGGGATTAAACACTGACGAAAGACAAAACATTGTCTATTTTACAGGTTATGAAGTAGAGCATACTATTTGTCATGGTATGTATACACTATTTGTGGTAGGTACCCCTCCTTTAGAAGAAATTCTAATGCATGCAACTTGCGGTTCAGATAAAGTTACACACATTTACTTTGGCACTAGTCAGAGTTTTAATCCAAAATCTATTTCACAAGAAGAATATAAAGCGTGGGATGAAGTTATTATCGGTTGTTTAAAGAAAGACTTTTGGGTAACGCTAGACTTTGGCGTTGAACACATCGAAGGTGTTTTAGAATCTGCTTATAATGAATATCCTCGCTTTGTTCCTATGATTAGTGTCAAGCTACCTTACATTAATCAACTTAACTATAACGCCACACTTAAACTAGATGATCGCACTTGGGGTGCTACTAATCCAGGTGTGTGGACTCATCAACTCCATGATCTAATGCGTATGGACAAATATACGCACTGGGATCAATATACACAAGATACACCACATGATTATTAAACAAGACATCCGTCCTTTAAAGATGATTTGGGTTACCTTTCAGAAAGAAGGTATGCACAAATATCCGGCCGCACTTACAGATCCAACACTTGCAACAGGTGATGAATATGATGTAAGTTTTCTAGGCTATCCGCATCGTCACATATTCCATTTTAAAGTATGGATTAGTGTTACACACGATGATCGCGATATCGAATTTATTCAGTTTAAACGCTGGTTGGAAAATCTGTACAAAGAAGGTACACTCCAACTAGACTACAAGAGTTGCGAAATGATGTCAGGTGATTTATATGACAGCATTTCCAATAAGTATCCAGGCCGCGAGGTGTGGATTGAAGTCTCCGAAGATGGAGAAAATGGTTCATTTATCAAATATTAAAACAAGAGGCTACAATGGCTAAAAATTACAAAGACTATTCTTATTTCGAAAACCGTCCAGATGTTGTTAAAATCTTCGATGATTTAGATTCATTCCGCGATTGGTGTCGTTTAGAGATGGCTCCATTTGACGAAGCTCACCTGTACAACAGAGAAAGCTGGGCATGGAGAAACTTTGAAAAATCACGTCGTCCTAAGAAGCCGTTCACAGGCGAACGCAAACCTTACTTAGGCAAAAACCCACGTTACAACAATGACCGTATTTCTAATTGATCTAGAAGCAGTTGAGACAAGGTACACTGGCGAATGGAAACGCCATGTACCTGCTCTTTTACGAAAGGAAGGACACAATGTTCAAATTATATCTGGTCCTACGGATATTCCTCAAGCTACTACTCCTGGTGCCTTTCTTAATTTTGGTGGTACCAATATTTACAAGTCTAGTCAAGTTGAGCAAATGGGCCGTTTATTTTGTAACGGATCCGTTCATCCCGGTGATCACTTTATCTTTACTGATGCTTGGCACCCTGGTATCATAAACTTAAAGTACATGAGTGAGTTACTGGGCATTCCAGTAACAACACATGGCTTATGGCATGCTGGCAGTTATGATCCTCAAGACTTTCTCGGACGCTTAGTCGGAGATAAGCCTTGGGTAAGATATGCCGAACAAAGTTTCTATCACGCATTTGATCACAACTACTTTGCTACAACATTCCATATTGAAATGTTTGGTAAGAATTTACTAGGCAAAGGAGGTTATGTTCCAGAAGCTAATGTAACTAAGAAAGTTGTTCGCACAGGTTGGCCAATGGAGTATATGGACGATACATTAACCATGTATAAGAATATGCCCAAACGTGACCTTATTCTTTTCCCCCATCGCATCGCGCCCGAGAAGCAAGTTGAGATTTTTCGAGACTTAGCTACACACTTACCGCAGTATGAATTTGTAGTGTGTCAGGATCAACAGCTAACAAAAAATGAATATCATAACTTGTTAGGCGAAGCGAAGATGGTGTTTAGTGCTAACTTACAAGAAACTTTAGGCATTAGTTGCTATGAAGGTGCGGTAGTTGATGCTATTCCACTAGTGCCTGATAGATTAAGTTATACAGAAATGTATTACGACACATTCAAATATCCAAGTAAATGGACAGAAGATTTTAATGCTTATAATGTATTTAGACCAGACTTGTGTGGAAAGATTATACAATTAATGGATAACTATCAAAGCATGATTCCTTCTGTTAGAAAACAAGCAAAGGATCTACATGAGTACTTCTTCAGTGCCAGTGAATTACTATCAAACATCAAGTGACGACGTGGGCATAATAGCACAAGATATATGTTCGCTTGATAATATTACCATTTCCAATGGCGGTAGTAGTTATTATATTTCAAATCCAGGCGCATTAACTGGAACTATTGGATCGGGATTGACGTACTCCACTGGAAGTGTTACTATAGCCAGTGGTGCATCAATTTCAATCGCAGATATTAAAGTATCAGATTTTACATGGAAAATGCCGGAAGAGTTTGTAGATAGTTTTCCAGACTATGACCGTGTACAAAAGATGTGTGAAGAATATCCCGGATTGAAAATAGCATACGAAAAATTTGTAACAACTTATAAACTAGTGAAAGACCACTATGACACTCCAGAAGATCAAAGACCAATTCCTTAATTTCTTAGACAAGCACGGACGCAAACGTGTCGTTTTAGACAGACAAAGTAAAGAACCATATTTGGAACGTTATTATCTTTTCCTGAAAGATCGTAAATCATTTCCATTTAATATTTTCTTACATAAATTTTTAAAAGGCGATCCTGGCGATGTACACGATCACCCATGGCCATATGCTACCTTAATCTTAAAAGGTGGATATTGGGAATGGACACCTTTATTCAATTCCGATGGTCTCCAAGTCGGAGAAAAAGCACAATGGCGTGGCCCTGGCCACTTTAGATTTTGTAAATCTAATAGCTATCACCGCATTGAATTAGAAGACGGTGTTACGCCTTGGACCTTGTTTATGCCTGGTCCACAAAAACGGGAATGGGGCTTTCTCGTAAAAAATAAATGGATACACAATGGCGATTATATCGAATCCCGTAGTAAACCTACCGTACCCGCAAGGGTTGTCGGGACAGGTGTTAACGGCGTCCGGTTCTAACGGAACAACAACTGCATGGGCAAATACAAATACCAATTTCAATGATGGTACTAATGCTGTAATGACTATTCCCCACGGTAGTAAAACTGTGGAAATAGCCGAGGCGGCAACATTAGATGTTAAAGGTACTGTAAAAATAAACGGAGTTGACTTGGAAGAACGGTTAAAAACAATTGAAACACTCTTGCAAATTCCAACAAGAGATGTTACAATGGAAGCTGAACATCCAAAGCTCAAAGCATTATACGAAGAGTATATGCATGAATTGGAAAAATATAAAACATGGCATCGTATTAAAGGAGATAATGATGGAACTACATGAATCAGTTAGAGATACATTTAAAACAATGGTTATCAAAGAACACGAAGGCTTTCGCTTGACTCTTAACAAACATGAAGTACTAAGCCCTAAAGGTTTGTTTAGTATTGATATGGTTCAAGAGTCTCTGAAAGACGGTGAAGTTGTCGACTCACAAACTTATAACTTCTTTATGACTAAGGAAGAATGTCAAGCATTGGCATACGGACTAACTGCATGAAGAAAGTTTATTACAGTTGGAAGGACATCCAAGGAGCAGTTTTAGAAATTGCTCGTCAAATGAGTATTGATGATCAGTGGCGTCCTGATTATATTGTAGGCATTACACGTGGTGGGTCAGTGCCTGCTGTGTTACTAAGCCAATACACAGGTATTCCTATGAAATCCTTAGATGTAAGCCTGCGTGATGGCGGAGACCTTGTTAGTAACTGCGGTATGGCAGAGGATGCTTACGATGGTAAAAATATTCTTGTTGTAGATGATATTAATGATCAAGGCAGTACTATTGCTTGGATCAAACAAGATTGGCGTTCAAGTGCTTTACCTAGTGCTATTCGTTGGGATAACGATATATGGCATAAGACTGTTCGCTTTGCTACGCTTACAAACAATCTAGCTAGCAAAGAATCTGTTGACTATAACGTATGGGAAGTCAACAAAGCAGAAGAAGATTGTTGGTTAGTTTACCCTTGGGAGGATTTTTGGAAATGACATCAGCATTAATTAAATTACTGTTCGGCATTGCATTTATTGTAATTGCCATTGCACTCGGTCCTATTTTAGGTATCTGGGCATTAAACACATTATTTCCAGTTTTGCATATCGAACTTACATGGCAAACTTGGTTAGCGTTTAATATCTTGTTTAGTGGTACACTTGCTACTAGGATAAAAAAATGAAAGAACTTACAGTAACAGAAATTAAAGAAAAACTCGAAAAAGTCGAAGGTGACTTAATGCGAGCTGATTCGGAAAATGCACGTACTGTTTTAGCAAGTTATATCGAATATTTGAAAGACGAACTTAAAGAGGCAGAGCGAAATGAGCTTCGACGTTAGAGTTGATTGGAATAATCAGCATAACGAATGGTGGAATGAAACTTGCATTAGTGTTGTAGAAGTATACGGGCTACCTGGAAATAGATGGACATATCATCCTCACGAAGATTATATGTTGTTTAAATTTAAATCACAAAAGGATTCAGAGTTATGCAAAATATTATTAAGCGAGAAGATTTAGACGTCATATTTGTAGTTGTTTTTGCTACAATAGCTTTTACTTTTTTGTTTTGGTACAATTGGAGTCATCCAAAACTTGAAATAAGATACGATTGTTCAATTGCCGAAATTAGTCCAGATTATCCTGTGCAAGTTAAAGAAGGCTGTCGCAAACTTCGAGCAGAAAAAATATTGCAATTGCCTAAATAAACCTATATAATAACACATAGGAGTAATAATGACTGAATCCATGACATATAAAAATATAGACGAAACAGAAGGCAGACCGCTACACGTGGTCATTCGCGAACAAATGAAATCGCAAGGTCAACGCTTTTGGGCTGGTGACAATATTAGCGATTACATCGACGAAGAACAAAAAGAAGTCTTAATCGAAGAAGCTACTGTGGCTTTTGAAAAAGTATTGGATGCTCTGTTAATTGATAGAGAAACAGATCCAAACTCGCATGGTACTGCGAAGCGTCTAGCTAAAATGTACTTTAACGAAATTATGGCAGGTAGATATGAACCAGCACCAGATGCAACAGCATTTCCAAATGATTCGGAGGACCGTTACGAAGGTATGTTGGTTGTCCGTAGTGAGCTTCGCAGTATGTGTAGTCATCATCACCAACCCGTTACTGGTGTTGCTTATATTGGCATTATTGCCGCTCAAAAACTTATCGGACTTAGCAAGTACACAAGAATCGCACAGTGGTGTGCAAGACGTGGTACTCTCCAGGAGGAACTTTGTAATGACATTGCTAGGGAAATCCAAAAAGCCACAGGAGCATCAGACTTAGGTGTGTATATTCAAGCTACACACGGATGCTGTGAGAATCGCGGTATTATGGCCAAGAGTAGTTTAACACAGACTACAGTATTGCGTGGTGCGTTTAATACAGATATGGGTACAAAGAAAGAGTTCTTTGACAATATTAAACTACAACAAGACTGGGCATCAAAATAATGGAAGCGCAAGTACCTGCCGAAGGCATTTTAATGAAAAAAGACTGGGGCGATGCCAAAGTCTATAAAATTGTATGCGAGTGTGACGACTGCGATCATTCTCATAACGTGTGGATAGAAGCAGATGAAACAGGTGTTAGCGTTACTGTCTATACTCAACAAAAAACAAAGTGGTGGGCACTTAATCGTTGGCAAAAGATTTGGACGTTGTTAACTAAAGGTTACATCGAAGTTGAATCTAATCTCATTATGGGTGAGCAACAAGCACTTAATTACGCAGAAACTTTAAAAAGTGCTGTTAAAGATGTTAAGGAATTTAGAGATGCAAAACGCCAAAGACATAACTGACAATTTAATACATCGTTTACGCAACTCAACATTGCAGTTGTTTGAAATTAAACGAGAAGTAGGACCAGGATGGTTGCCGCAAGGCACCATCCCTTTTGACATTAGAGCTAGTAACGGTGTTGCTACATTTAAAGTATATGCAGAATTTTTACAAGATGCTGAAGATCAAGTAACACAATTTTTAGAACAGGACGAAGATGAGTAAGATTAAAATCGCAGAATTATTTTATAGTATCCAAGGAGAAGGACGTTACATGGGTGTGCCGTCTGTTTTCTTGCGTACATTTGGTTGCAACTTTAAATGTGCTGGATTTGGTATGCCAAAGGGTCAACTAAGTACAGAAGCAGACGAAATTTCAGAAGTAGTTCATTTATATAACAAATATGAAGAACTGCCACTGGTTAGCACAGGATGTGATAGTTATGCTAGCTGGCATCCTAGTTTTAAAGATCTTAGTCCAATGCTTACTAGTGATGCAATCGCAGATAGAATTACAGAAATTTTACCGCACAATGAATGGCTAGATGAACACTTGGTTATTACCGGTGGCGAGCCATTATTGGGTTGGCAACGTGCTTACCCAGACTTGCTTAATCATCCTAAAATGTCAGGATTGAAAGAAATTACATTTGAAACAAATGGTACACAGGGACTAAGCGAAGAGTTCTTTAACTATCTAAATGCATGGAAACGTGCATACGATGATAGAGAAATTACATTTAGTGTAAGTGCTAAACTTCTATGTAGTGGCGAAAAGTGGGAGGAAGCAATTCGCCCAGAAGTAGTTTGCGAGTACGAACAAGTTGGCACAGCATATTTGAAGTTTGTTATTGCTACCGAAGAAGATAGAGACTATGCATTAAAAGCCGCTAGTGAATATCGTGCGGCAGGTTTTAAAGGTCATGTTTACTTTATGCCAGTTGGAGGCGTTGAAAGTGTGTATAACCTAAATGCTAAATCTGTAGCACTAATGGCAATGAAGCATGGTTTGCGATACAGTGATCGATTGCAAGTGCCGTTATTTAAAAATGAGTGGGGAACCTAAAATGAGAAAAATAGTTTATAGTATCGAGTTTGATAAAGAAAACTTTTCTTCTTTCCTTAATATTAAAATGAAAGACAAAGATGGAAAAGTTAGTGTGTTATTCAGAGAAGAGATGTCAAGAAAACCTGATAGCAAATATACTCCTGAACAACAGGCTAAGATTAACCAAGTTAATCAAATATTAAGCATGAATGGCGATTCGCCGATGACCGAAGAAGAATGCGACTATATGTTAGATCCAAATGGCTACAAAGCCTATATGGAATCTAAGCTAGCGGAAGAAGAATTACAAAGACTAGCTGGGTTTAAGGTAGAAAAGAAGATTACATACTTTAACGATTTCCACGAGGAAAGCTAATATGTTCGAAATGATTATAGCACTATTACTAGTTTTAGTACTTGTAGGTGTTGTGGCTCGTTTTAGTAAAAATGACGGGTGTACAGGTAATTGTAGACAAGGAAGAAATTGTAACTGTAAGGATAATGATGAAAAACTTAATTAAACGACTATTTGGCATCGATAAAATCGAAGCTCAAAAGGATCAAGCATTGGCTGAAGCCGCGGTTGCTGAAAAATTAGCTAAACAAAAATTAGAAGAAGTTGTTGAAGCTGAAAAGGCCGCGGAACTTGCTAAAATGAGTCCAAAAGAACGTGCTACTGCACGTGGCGAACCGTGGGTAGCAGTATTAGATACTCATGTGAACAAAGAAAATGTTCGTAATGGTTTCTTTGAGCTTGACTGGAATGAAATATTTGTGTTACAATTGAAACAAGCTGGATACGGTTTTGACGGTGATCCAGACGAAGAAATCGTAGATCGCTGGTTTAGAGATCTTGCCAGAAATATGCTAGCAGATGAAGGGCAAGACATGAATCGCGGTATGGGTTATATTAACGTAAGTAAACTCGGTAACGGGAAAGCATCTGTAGAATGACATATATTATAGTTGATACTGCTAACACATTCTTTCGTGCTAGACACGTAGTTCAAGGCTCTGCTGATATCAAACTCGGCATGGCATTTCACATTACTTTTAACAGTATCAAAAAGGCTTGGCAAGACTTCGGTGGCACTCATGTAGTGTTCTGCCTTGAAGGTCGTAGCTGGCGCAAAGACTACTACAAGCCATACAAGGCTAACCGTGCTGAAAATCGTGCGGCTATGACACAACGAGAACAAGATGAAGATAAATTGTTCTGGGAAGCATTTGACGAGTTTAAAAATTTCATTACAGAAAAAACTAACTGTACTGTAATGCAACATCCCAATCTAGAAGCAGATGATTTAATTGCTGGCTGGGTACAAGCACATCCAGATTCCAAACATGTTATTATTTCGACAGATGGAGATTTTGCACAATTAGTAAGTCCTACAGTTAGTCAATATAACGGTGTTGCAGATCATCACATTACACACGAAGGAACATTTGATGCAAAAGGTAAACCTGTTAAAGACAAGAAAACAGGCGAGCCTAAGCCTGCACAAGATCCAGAGTGGATGCTATTCGAAAAATGTATGCGAGGCGACACATCGGATAATGTCTTTTCGGCTTATCCAGGTGTTCGAACAAAAGGGTCAAAGAATAAAGTTGGTCTCCAAGAGGCATTTGCCGATCGTAAGACTAAAGGATTTAATTGGAACAATCTCATGTTGCAACGTTGGGTCGACCACAATGGACAAGAACACAGAGTCTTAGAAGATTACCAACGCAATGTGCAGTTATGTGACTTAACAGCACAGCCCGACGACATTAAAGCTAAGATTAGAGAAACTATCAACACTCACGCTGTGCCTAAGACTGTTGATCAGGTAGGAATTCGTATGCTCAAGTTTTGCAATGCTTGGGATATGAAAAAGATTGCTGATAATATTCAGCAATATGCAGAACCATTCCAAGCAAAATATCTTGAGAAAGATGTTACTTGGCGTAAACTAACCGAGGAAAATTAAAATGAGTGCAATTTCAGAAAAATTAACAAAAGTAAACGAAAGTTTCACAATCAATCGCTACGACAACGGTTTTATGATCGAAGTCGGTGGTCGTAACGAAGACGACGATTGGAAAACAGCTAAAGTTATTGTAGGTACAGAAGAAGAATTAATTGAACTAATTCAAGAAACTCTATCACTACCAGTAGCAGAATAATGTTTTTCTTTTTCAGACCTTCCACAATTACGGTAGACGTTTTTTGTGCAGATGAAATTATATTCCATAATTTCAAACCAGAACGTGCAAATAAATTCCTTCCTAAATTTTGGAAGGAACTGCCGCCATATTTAGATCAAAAGGCAATACAAAATCCTCATAGTAAATTAATGACTAAAGTTGGCACATTGAAAAAGTGTGTCGGTTTTACAGATTTATTTTCTAATGGATTTATTTTGCCTAATTGGGCAGACTGGCAAAACGAAGTGTTACCAAGCGGAGTAAGTGTTACTGCAAACTTTAATAGTGAAGATGTTAACAGCACATTCTCAGGCCATGGTCGTACACAATTCGGCGAACCACTTTACAAAAATTGTGGGCATATTAAAATAGACAGTCCATGGTTGTTTAAAGAAAAAACTGGTGTTAAGTTTACATGGAATGGATGTCCTTGGCATAACACAGATGCATTAGAAAATTTTTATGTGTTGTCTGCTATTGTAAATTATAAAAATCAAATCGGTACTAATGTTAACGCATTCCAGCGTAAAGGTTCGATTGTGCAGTTTACAGCAGGTGATCCGTTAATACATCTAGTTCCTATGAGTGAGAAGAAAGTTAAAATTGCACATCATCAAATTTCTCAACAAGAATGGCATAATATGAATTCTCGAGAAATGATTGCACTACGTTATAAAGATTCAAGAGCAGTTAAAGCAAAATGCCCATTTTAGGAGAGTATTATGGCACTATGGACCGTTAAAACACATTACAAAAAATCTTGTCAAGAAATTGAACATTGGATTCGAAGCGAAAGCGAGGGTAAAATCACAGTTACTAACGGGTTCCGTTGGGGCGAATGGACAGTAGAAACTTCAGATGACAATCCTCCAGAGTTTGAGTTTACTTTTGTTCCCGGTGGCGATGGCAAGAAAGACAGCATCAATATGCTAGATTGCGAAGTTAACAATATCGAAAGCGTTGAGCTTGTTAGCATGGATGATGGCGGTTGCTGGTATGATGTTGATTTTGAAGATCTTACCGAGGAAGAGGAAGAAGAGATTCAAGAGTTTATTGATGAAAATAGCATCTATGAATTAGAAGAACGCGAAGACTCTTGGTATCAAGATGATAGCGAATGGTGGGTCTGGGGCCCTATTGAAATTCAAAATGAAGCCGGTGAAACTGTACGAATTATTTGTGCAGATGCAGACGGTAATGTAGTAGACTTTAAGGAAGAATAATGACAGAGATACACGCTAAACCAATTGTAGATGGAAAATTTTGGATTGTCGAGCAAGACGGTGCCAAAATAGCTACCTTACATAAAAAAGAAAATAATAAATTTGTTCTTAGCAGTACACAAGGAGAAGTCTTTTTTAACAAAAAAGACGATTTGACTAAACAATTTGGATTAGATTTTTTCTTGTCGAGTACTAAGGTTAAAGTTACTAAACAAGACATACATGAATGCCACGGGTTTCCTACTAGTGTAAAACCTTATAATGCTATGTATGATGTAAGACACAAACTACCATTGTTTACCAAAAGTAATGCTAGTAAAAGTTTGTATTGTGCAGGCTATTATACCATTCAATTTAATAAAGGTTGGGTTAAGAGTTTTTGCCCTAAATTAATTACATTGGAACGTAACCCATACAAAGGTCCGTTTAAAACTGAAATCGAAATGAAACAGGTACTGTCTAATGCAAAATCAGATTAATCTAACACCAATCACAAACCTTATTCAAGTAATCAGAAGTGCTGAACTTGCTCAACAAAAAGAAGTAAGAATACCTATTCAAGCCGCTAGATTACTAAGTTTAGCACTTGCTGAAATACAAGATAAACTACTACAAGACTATGAAAGCATGTTTAATCAGCTTAAAAACAGTTCTGCAACAGAAGTAGTACAAATACAGTTAGACGGCGGAAGTTTTAAAGACTAATAGGATAAATATATGCGTATATAATTGGATACGCATTATGAGTCGACCTAAACCTAAAGTACTATTAGAGCACGTCAATAAAAAGACCTATAAGGCCGAGCAGATTTTAGAAGCCGACGCAATATGGGCTGTGTTCTATAAAAACGAACCGTTTAATTTAAAATCGTTTAATAGCCTTGTTAATTATCCTGGACCTAAATATAAAAAGGTCTCCTTTAGTAATCCAGGACATGCTCGCAATCTAGCTAAAAAGCTCAACATGACATTTGGATGTGATGATTTCCAAGTTGTTATGCTGACCACTGGCACAGTAGTAAAATGATAACCAGAGATGCATTAACCAAAATATTTTTACAACAGTGGGGCAAAAGCATAGATGATGCCAATGTTAAAATATTTGGTCGTAAATGGTGGCAAAGTACAAGAGCAGGTAAGCAAAATAACTTTCGGTTAAGTGACGAAGGTTACGAATTTTTAACTCAAGAATTGGATTTGAAAGCGTACGAAGTTCCGTTTACTGAACCAATCGAACTAAGTCCACAAACAATTATATTTTTAGAAAGATACGTGGACTGCCCTTACTATCTTACCCCCATGTCAATCACTGTCTTCTCAGAACGCAAAGGTTTTGAGCTAATGTTGTTTTCAGACGACATCAGAAAATTCGGCTTAATTAAAGCTATGAATGAGCGAGAAAAAGAACTCGCAAGTCAAAATAATAGTTGACTTAACTCCTACTCTGCCTTATAATACATACTTACACAGCATTATTCGCACAATTTTTTAACTAAGTTAGGAACTTAAAAATGGCAGAAATCAATAGTCGCACAGTGGGCCCAAGCGGTGCCAAAAAATCTTTGCGTAAAGCATTTAAAAATCAGCGTCCGCTTTTCCTATGGGGCCCTCCAGGCATTGGAAAATCTGACATTATTAAACAACTTGGCGATGAGCTAGAAGCTCATGTTATTGACGTTCGTCTTTCACTTTGGGAACCTACTGATATTAAAGGTATTCCATATTTTGATAGCAATGATGGTACTATGCGTTGGGCACCTCCTGCAGAACTTCCAAGCAAGGACTTTGCTTCAAATCACAAACAAATCATTTTGTTCTTGGACGAAATGAACTCTGCGGCACCTGCTGTACAAGCCGCCGCTTATCAACTTATCCTTAACCGTAAAGTCGGTGCATATCAATTACCAGACAATGTTGTAATTGTTGCGGCTGGTAACCGTGAAACTGACAAGGGTGTTACATTCCGTATGCCTGCTCCATTGGCAAACCGTTTTGTTCACTTGGAAATGCAAGTTAACTGGGATGACTGGTTTGAATGGGCTGTTGAAAACAAAATCCACAAGGACGTTGTTGGCTATTTGACTTTCTCTAAAAAGAGCTTGTATGACTTCGATCCAAAGTCTAGCTCACGTGCATTTGCTACACCCCGCTCTTGGAGTTTTGTAAGCGAATTGCTTACAGACGACGACACAGATGTTGATACATTGACTGATCTTACATGCGGTTCTGTTGGTGAAGGTTTGGCAATCAGCTTTATGGCTCACCGTAAAGTTGCATCAAAGATGCCTAACCCAAGCGACATTTTGAGTGGTAAAGTTAAGAAAATGGACTCAAAAGAAATTTCAGCTATGTACTCGTTGACTGTGTCATTGTGCTACGAATTGAAAGATTCTTGCGAGAAGAAAGCTAAAGATTGGAATGATCAAGTTAACTACTTCTTCGAATTTATGATGAATAACTTCGAAACAGAATTGGTTATTATGGGTACTAAATTGGCTTTGAGCACTTACAAGTTGCCATTGGATCCAGATGAAATCAAATGCTTTGATGATTTCCATGCTAAGTTTGGCAAATACATTAGTCAAGCTACTGAAAAATAATCGGTTTTAGCACTATTTGACACCTCCTGCGGGAGGTGTTATAATATATACTATAGTAACAATTAAGGAAAAACATGTCACATACCGATCCAGTAATTGACAAAATTATCGTAGCCCGTGTGGGTCTACTGTTGCGTCATCCGTTTTTTGGAAACTTAGCAACACGTCTTAAAATTGAAGAAGGATCTGAATGGTTACCGACAGCCGCTACAGACGGACGTCACATCTATTTCAACAGAGAGTTTTTTGAAAAACTTACTATTAAGCAAGTCGAATTCGTTATTGCACACGAAATCTTGCATAATGTATTTGATCACATGGGCCGTCGTGAAGGACGAGATCCACAAATTTTTAACATTGCCGCAGACTATTGCGTAAACGGACAAACTGTCCGTGATCACATCGGCGATCACAATGTTCCAGACATCAAAATCTTCCATGATCCTAAATACTACGGCATGAGTGCTGAAGAAATTTATGACAAGATTTACGATGAATATGATGAACAACAATTACAAGCTCTTGGTCAATTGTTAGATGAACACATTGACTGGGGTAAAGATGGTAAAGATGGCCAGCCAAAATATACTAAAGAACAGTTAAAAGAAATTCGTGACGAAATGCGCGAAGCAACTATCGCGGCCGCTCAAGCCGCGGGTGCGGGTAATACTCCTGCTAGCGTACAGCGCATGATTAAGGAATTCACAGAGCCTAAGATGAATTGGCGTGAAATACTACGTCAACAAATTCAAAGCACTATTAAAAATGACTTTAGTTTTATGCGTCCTAACCGCAAAGGTTGGCACATGAGTGCTATTCTTCCAGGTCAACAGTTTCAAGAAACTATTGACATCTGTGTAGCAATTGACATGTCTGGTTCTATTGGAGACGAGCAAGCAAAAGACTTCTTAACAGAGATTAAGGGTATTATGCAAGAGTACAAGGACTTTAAAATTAAAGTATGGTGCTTCGATACTCGTGTTTACAACGAACAAGATTATGATGGTTATTCAATGGATGACTTTGATAACTACGAGCCAATGGGCGGTGGCGGAACTGAGTTCGATGCTAACTGGGAATACATGAAGGAAAATGATATTCAGCCTAAGAAGTTTATCATGTTTACTGACGGTTATCCTTGGGGTAGCTGGGGTGATGAAAACTACTGTGATACAGTATTCATTATCCATGGTAATGATAAGATTGTTCCACCATTTGGTGAACATGCTTATTACGAATTTAAAACTGAACACGCATAATGGCATTAAAATCAGGCAAACCCAATCCTTTAAACTACTTTGACTTACGTAGGGTCGAGTTTGCCTGCCCGCATTTTAAATACACTACTTTAGATAGATACACTCCACAGCTGGTTAGAGCTGTAGATAGCTGGATTCGCCAAAATCTAAACAATAGATATTACATCGGGCAGGACATAGAACTGGATAATACTAACACAATCGTGTATAATACTACCATAGGCTTTGAATCAGAAAAAGAACTAAGTTTTTTCACAATTGCCTGTCCACATCTTCAAACGAGATAATTATATACGTACTTTCAAAGGAGATACGTATATGACAGATACAGTACAACAACCACAACAAGATAGCACAGATTTGACTATTAACGATTTGAACTCGTTAAAAGTAATTATCGATATTGCTAGTTCACGTGGTGCATTCAAACCAAACGAAATGGTAGCAGTTGGACAAACTTATACCAAACTAGAAACATTCTTGAATACAGTTGCTAAACAGCAACAAGCTCAAGCACCGGCTCAAGCGCCAGCTCAAACACCAGCCGATCAAGCAGTTGCAAATACTGTAGCAGGAGTATAATACTATGGCTGAACTTAAACACATCGGCCGCGTTATTGCCACTAACAAAAAATGTGTAGTGGCATATCGCACGTTGCCAGGGGATGCTTACTATTGTTTGATTGTCCCAACAGAAAACTTGCCTGACATTTACCATGACTCTTTGATTAATCTAGTCGAGAGTAGTGCTGGACAAGATGCTTATGAATTTGCAGAAGCGTTGGATCGTAGTCGATTCCCAGATGGTTCAAATATGTTACGTTGGCTACATGGTAATAACAGACTAATTAAAATTGGTACTAGTGCTGTTGAAATGACTCCAACTACTGGATTTTCGATTGTGCTTTCAGAACTAAATCAAATCATTGCTGAACAGCGTGGTTTATCAGTTGACGATTTAGCATTGAAATCAAGTCTTGATCCTAAAGATAATGCTAATGCCAAGGTTGCCGAAAATCAGCTTGTTAAAACTACAGAAACTGCTAAGAAGCCTGAAGCTAAACCAACAGCCGAAGTTGTTAATGCCGAACCAGCAGTCGATGCAACACCAGAAGATCAAGCAAAATTTTTCCGTAGTCAAGCAGATAAGCTAGCTAAACAAGCCGCAGAAATGCGCCGTAAAGCAGAAGAATTGTCACCTACTAAGAAAAAAACAATAGTTAAATGACCAAATCGGGAAGACCACTTCCCAAGGACGTCATAGAACATTGGCCTGAAGTATTCGGTGAAGTACACTTAAACGTGTTACCTCTAGGGTATCTCCATACCGTTTTGGTCAATTTTAAAGATGGTAAAACTTGGGAAATAAAAATAACAGCAAAAACCAAGCGTGAGGGTTGGAAGTCTTTTGAAAAGAATCTTGGAAAACTTTGTAGAACATACGAAGAAAGAATCGACAACATAGACTTCAAACTCGACACAGAACGAGTCAAAAAAGATATTGAAAAAGAGACTCAAAAATTTTTAAAGAGAAAGAAGTTATAGATGAATGTCCGATTACTCAGTTTCAGCCAGCCAACACAAGAATTTGCTTCTATGGGCATTGATGATGCGCAGGAACTTATCGCATATTGCGCCCGTGTGTCCAATCCTTCCAACCAACTTAACACTGAAACATCAGAAAAGCTCATCAAATATCTCATCAAACACAAGCACTGGAGCCCACTTGAAATGGTCAGCGCCTGCATTGAAATCACAACAACAAGAGATATTGCAAGACAAATACTCAGACACAGAAGTTTCAGTTTCCAAGAATTTAGCCAACGCTACGCGGATCCAACGAAAGATTTATCATTCGTATATCGCGATGCACGAAGACAGGATCTTAAAAATAGACAGAACAGCATAGATTTGGATCTAACAAACGATGCTGATCGTTTCCTTGCCGCTGGTTGGGAAAACATTCAAAAAGGCGTTATTGAAAAATGCCGCGAAGCATATGAATGGGCTATTGTAAATGGCATTGCTAAAGAGCAAGCCCGTGCTGTATTGCCTGAAGGATTAATCGAAAGTAGAATTTATATGAATGGTACACTACGCAGTTGGGTACATTTTATCGAACTACGTAGTGCTAATGGTACACAAAAAGAGCATCAAGAAGTTGCTATTGCTTGTGCAAAAGTTATAGCTGAGATTTTTCCTCTTGCCAACGATTTAGTAGCCAATTAAAATCATTAATCTTAGCAAGTGCCTCCTTATCGGAGGCATTTTTTTCACCGTATTGTTTGCCTTGAATAGCACCCATATATGCATAACTACCGTGTTCTGCATTGGTATTTAATTGGCACCAGACGTGTAATCTAGCTAACGATTCCTCATTATTAATCACTGCCAGTTTACAGCATTCTCTAAATGCACTACGCCAAGTACTAAATGGATCTGTATTAAAGGCTGTAATGTTGCTTATCTTATCTATTGCTTTAAATTTACTACTGATATTTGTAGTCATATCTACAGTATCTGTATTCATATTCATTGTAAGAAATTTTGGTAATAGTTTAACTCCGCCATAACCATATGTTAAGCTATTAATAGGATTAATACTACGCCAAACATGGACTACGTCTAAGTCCCATTCGCTTACTTCATAATCAAAATTAAAATCATTTAGTATAACTGCATCGGCATCTACGACCCAAAACATTTTAGTCATGGCTTTCTTTGCGGCCGCAATATGAGCTTGATGAATTCCTTTAACACCGTGTACACGCTTTGCTAAAGGAAATCGTTCTTTTAAACTAGCAAAGTTTTCATCTGCATTTTCTTCATCATATGAAATAAAGATAATATCGTACATTATTTGCGTCTTCCAATAATACGTGGAGTATTAAGATATACAGTTTTAAAGAATTTACTACCTGCACCATCTAAATTAGCAATTTCTAAACTACCTTGTTTAGCAAGTTCTTTTCCTAAGAAGTTAATATACTTTGACATTTCTTCTGGCTCTGCTTGCTCGTGTGTAGTGTTCCAGTATTCTGTTAACCATTCAAAATCACGAACTTGGCTGTAGTCCCAATCTGTAAACATAGTTTTATAACAGCCTTCTCTTGCACCCATTATACTCCAAATTCCGTTTTCTACGTCGGCACCTACTGAACACCATACAAGTAATCTATGATAGTTTTGCCACCAAATCTTTTTAAGGTCATTTACCTTATTGCCTTGATCCAATGACATTTTTACGCCTTCACGGAATCCTGCTCTCCATGCTTGGAACGGAGTAGCGTTAGTAAAGCTCTCGCTATAACTAGTATTAAATTGATAGTAGCGATTATCAAAACAAAATTCTACACGACCTTTTGCATCATTAGGATCTGCATTTTCATGTGTCTTCATTTCGTTAACAAACTTACGTGTCCATAATTTAAGTCCACCATTACCGTACATAAGTCCGTTAACGTGTACTTTGCCACACCAGCTAAAAACATTTTCTGGAGTACATCGTATTTCTTCTAAATCTATCTCTACATTTAAAAAATCTGGATCAACAATATTGTCAGCATCGACTGTAACAAAGTATTCAGTTTCACTTAATGCGGCACAGGCTTTATGCGCGGCATCACTGCCTTTAACTCCATGTACACGTTTAGCCCAAGGCACCTTAGTACACAAATCAGCATAATTCTTTTCAGCGTTGGGCTCATCATAACTAAGAAAGATGATGTCTTGTTCGATAATTTTAATTTTATCCATTTTTAATTAATCCGTAACTTTGAAAGTATATCCTTGATGATATGGATATCTTGTCTATTTGATTTTCTATTTTGCTTGCAAAAGGAACTATTATCTTTTCCTGTTCCATCAAATCTTTAACATCAATTAGTATGCTTCTGATTAGAAAATCAAAATCATTTTTAAGCATTACAAAAAATATAGTATTATTAGTTATACTATCAGCAAGCCTTGTTTTGGCTTTTTCAGTTAATCTAAAACACCAATTTTTTTCATTTGCATTCCACTCGACAATTAATTCTGTATTTTTATTAGGAGGATTTTTAATCCACTGAAAAACACTATTTCTAAATCCGTACAATTGGTTTGTTATTTGCATTAATGTTAACTCTGTTTTTCCATTAATGCCTTTAGAATATCCTATTATATAATCCCTAGTGTACTTTTCTTTTTTCATAAATGCGTCATATTCTTCCGCAGATATTTCAAATGCACATTTTTCTGTAGGGGATTTTTGATTAGAAATATGTGTTATAACTCCCGACTTTTTATCGTAAATCAAATAGTATTTTTGTGGAGGAGTAAATTTAAATCTTGCCATTTATTTCCTCCAACTGTTCAATTAGTTCTGTTGTCATGAAATCTTTTTCAACATAGTGAAATACACCCTGTTGTTTTATATTACCGACAATTAAATCTCCACGTTCATTTAAAACAAACGGTACAATATCTTGCCAGCTATCGACACCAACTGGCCAATCTTGCAAAGGAACTTTCATATGCACAAATCTCATAGGATTTAATACATCTAATGCTTCTTGATGTATGCCCATAATTTCGATAGCAATTGCCGAAGCAAGATCCATACTTAACCATTTTTGATAATAATTAGGGGCAAAAATGTCATAGCATCCTTCCCAGTTATTACAAATAAATTCTAGTACTTTATAAAAATTATATGCTGTATCCGATTTTTTAAAGTAGTGTAATGCAAAGTATAGGTTTGATAACTTGTTAGCAATAAATGTTTTTCTATGAAATTTATCAACAGGAATATGTTCTTGTTTGTAATTAGTAATATATGAACAGAATTTGATGTCAAAATTGCCGCAATATTTCCACCAGTCACTTATATCTTCTAACATTAGCATGTCTGCATCTAGTACTATTGTTTCATGGTATGGAGATACGTGATATAATTTCCAGCGGTGCTCGGCCGCAAATTGATTGCTTGCTGTATTTTCAAACCAAGGAATAGGAATGATTTGATCAAATGCTTTTCGATATTTTTTAGAAACAGCACTATTGGTAACCAGAGAAACATCCTTTACTTCAGTTTGACTATTTTTAATACTTAATGCCAATGCATAGGCTTGTTGAATATAATCAACTGTATCTGTATTTTGTGCAAAAATTAAAAATCCTTTAGACACCATAGCCTCCATCGATATAACGATTTAAACTAAATTTGTTCATAACATGCACATCTAACCCTGTGGTTTTTATTGCAGTATATTCTCCTAAATGATTTTTCTTTTCTACTAAAAATTTCATTTTGTTGCCATCAGTACTAATCAATATATCTTTGTCCGATGTATAAATCATTTTACCAGGCAATTCTACAGTAAATTCACCTTCTGTTTTTCCATTAAAGATATGTATTGCAATACTAAATGCTGTATCATTTCTAAATGCAGGAGCATCAATAGTATAAAGGGTTCTAAAATAAATCCAATTTACCTTAATATATTCTATGAGGTCAAAGAAAGATTGCATCAAAGGCGTTTTATCAAATATAAAAACTGTTGCCCAGTAAAATGGGATACTAAAAGGATTTATACGTTTAAATGCATTGAGTTCTCGTTCTGAAACTAAATCAAAACTGTTTCTGTAAATTTGAAATTCGTATTGATTATATAATGCAGGTTTAAGTACACTAGAATTTAAAATGTAATCAGTATCCATAACAAGTGTTCTATCGTATGGTGTTAAATCATAAACACTACTACGAGAAAAGTTTTTCCATTCTGCAGTTATTCCTGTGAGAGATCCGTCATGGAATCTTCTGTGTTGTGCAGGACCCGATTCTTCTAATTGTATAACTTTATCAAATCCGTGATCGGGGAAATTAGCCTGCAACCATTTATGGTCATCCGTTATTAGACTAACTGGAATATCTAGATATTGTTTAATTCTACTTGCGGCAAAAATTGCCATCTTAATATAATCAATACTAGAATTATTTTGTGCAATAAGCACCGCACCTATTGTCATAGCTCGACTATATCCGCAATCTTTCTTTTGCGTTTTAAATCATTATACTTTACAGCATAGTCGTTCGTAGATTCAAAATATATAAAAGAAATATCATCTAAAAACTTTTGAACATCTCCAATAAGAACTGGAAAGTTATTAACATCTATAAATGCCACATCGTTAGTATAACCTAAATCTATGACTGTTTTAGTAAAGCTGATTAAATCTGGTGTGATTTTGAATGTTGCACCGTTGGTATAATACACCAATTTCTGGTTGTATTCTTCTAAAATAATTCTTCTTTGATTTGAAAGTGTAGCAGTATAATTTGCAACTGCAAACGCTTTTTCAATTCTTTCATCCATAAGAAACTCCGTAGTGTACTATGATACACTACAGTAGTTAGCTTGTCAAGTAATTAGAGAGAAGTTATTTGGCCAATTGCTGGCAAATAATTGTATAAATTGGACACTGGTGCCATTGTTACATAGTTACCGGATGCATACGAAATATTAACTTCGCTTGCTACTGTACCTGTAACATCTTCGTCAATGTCGTAAGGATTGACTGTTGTCTTGTAGAAATCTTCTGTACCTGCCGCTTGGAATGTTGTTCCGCTTAATGACCCGGTACTCAGGGCCACATCTGATGTAATTGGTGTAGCCGCTGTCGCATTATTATAGCTAGTAGCTAGTGTTACACTATTATTTCCAGAATTTACACTTGCAACATAATATGTCGATCCAGGAGATCCAGCTGATAATCCATTTCCGCCTGTACCTTTAAACAAAATCACAGTACCTTGAATTATGTTTGAAACACTACTTAAGAAGACAGTGTTTGAAGCACCTGTGGAGTTTGCAGTACCAGTTACTACAGGGAATCCACTTGATAAATCTTCAAACATAATTTGGAATGTAAGTTGATTTCCGGCACTATTTAGTTGTGCCCAAATTGTATATTGATTCGGTGCATATACACTAGAACCAGGAGCACCTACACTATTTGTAAAAATAGGAACTAACGGACCGCCTGCATTGTTTAAGAAATATTGCCAGCCATTGCCAGTGCCTGTTCCTGAACCTGATGGGCTAGTTCCATAATAGCTAAAAGTGACTGTTCCCATACCATTTAAAATAGTATACCAAGAATAGTTCTTAGTACCAGTTGTTGGCACTGCTCCTGCTGATGTTGGAATAGTTGGAGATATAGTGCCTGGAGAACTCATACTAGCACTAAATTGTATCGATCCGCCTGAATTGAAGAAATATTTTGCGGCTTGCGATCCAGAATATCCTGTTCCACTTGGGAATGTAACTGTAACTGTATTAGAAATAATAGGAGTATTACTTTCAGAAACATTAAAAGTACATGTTAGTGTTTCTGGTAAAGCTAAACTAGCAACTGTTTGAGTATTATTAACAGTATAAGAATAAGCCGAGAATGGTTGTAAACTTCCGGCACTACCAACTGTTTGGGCCGGTCCAGCAATAGTCCAAGTTGATCCGCCGCCGCCTGTAACTATTGTACCAGCCGCTAAATTGCCGCCGCCGCCGAACAACAACATACCCCCGCTAAGTGGCCCAGTTACACCAGAAACTGTTAAAATATTTCCAACAATATAACCAGAGAAAGTAGCAACGTTTACTGCTGTAATAACCGTTCCTGCACTTACACCAGAACCAGTGACTGTCATTCCAGCGGCAAAACTTCCGCTTGGAGTAGTAATAGTAGTCATTGTAGTTCCGCTAATATAACCACTAGCGGCTACAGATCCTGATGAAGGGTTAGTAATACTTGTGCCGCCCCATGGTCTGCTCGATCCTTGTCTTGCAGTAATAAATGGAAAGCCGCCCGATGTTGGAGTACCAATTGTTGGAGTTGCAAGTTGTCCGTTTGGAGGAATTGCATAGCACCCTGGGTATGTAATACCGTTAACTATACTACCAGATCCACTATTTGCCAATGCCGATGACATTGTTAAGTATGCAATTCTGTCTGTTTCTTTAATTTTTACACTTGAAGACGCAGTAGTTAGTGCAGGACTTGGAGTATTGTTTAACTGATGTTGATAAACGTTTGTAATATCTTGTTGTAATGCGTTCCATTGGGCTGTTGAAATAGTATTTCCAGAACTAACTGTACTACTATTCAGTATTTGACCGTAACCTGTTGAAGCTCTTCCAAGGATTGGAGATATTGTGTTATAAATTGTATTATAATCGTTAGCTAAAATTAAAGGTGTTGTACCTGTAATTGTAATTTGAGATCCACTGCTACCTGATGTTTGGCTAACACTTACTGTATATGTTCCTGTTGAACCTGCACCTGAAATTCCAGAAGTAATATATGTGTTTGCAGAAATACCGCTACCGGTAATACTCATTGGAACAAGAATAGTTCCACTTGCAACAGAACTAACTGTTAATGTTGTTCCACTAATATAACCGGTAAAAATAGCTGTCATTTGTTTTCCTCGTCTGCGATATTTATTTTTATAGAATTACACATTCAATAATATTGATATCATTGTATTGTGCATCTAATTTGTCTTCTAAGGCAATAGCAAATGGGTTATTTCCAGGTGAAGTAGTAGTCATATTTGGTGTAGCATTAATTGAAAAACCTGATCCATTTGATCCTGGATAAATTAAATCACCCTTATTAACAGGACCTTCAATTTTTACTGGAACACGACCTCTTAGAGCAACATAAACGCCGCCTTTTAACTCACTGTTCATCATATATGCTGGGTTAGTACTAATAACTCCTAGTGCATATCCATCAGTTGTACATGCAGTAATTTCTTTTTCACCGCCAACCATAACAACTGTACCAGGTGCATATTCTACATCTGGAAGATATTTTTCCGCTAAGTCAGCATAGTTAGCAGATGTTGCTGTTCCTTGGAATAAATTAGCAGATAAATTGCCATTTCCGTCACGTCCAGCGATTGTGTTTGCAGAAGCTGTCATATTAGCTTGTGCATAACCGTATCCCGGTAAATTAACTAAATTTGCCTGTGTTGCTGTTCCTACAAAAGAACTAGCATATACATTTAACCATTGATAAGACGAACTACCTAGGCTCGAAACTCCACTTTGTCCTGGAATTAAATCAGTTCCAATCAATTCCAATGGAGTAACTGTGCTTCCGTTTAGTGCAGTAGTTTGAAATAAGAATCCACCAGTACTTGTAAGAGATACAGTTGGCTGACTTACGTTAATTACATTGCCCGAGGCAATTGATAAACTCAAATTATTGTTTGCACCGACAGTAAATCCTGAAGAAAAACTTGCTTGTGTAAATGCAGAACTACTTAATGTAACATACGAGCTTGCAGGCAATCCATTTAGCATTAATGCGTTACTTGCAGTTCCTTCAAATCTGTATCCACCAGATGTAACACCATTAGTAGATGCCTGAGTATCTACTAAAGTAATACCTTGAACAATTTGATCAAATCCTGGAACTACGTTATTTGCCATTGTGAAGGAAGAATTGCTAATAATTGCAACTACAGTTCCGTTAGCAATAGCTTGAATAACTGGGTATGAATGTAAACCTGATGAATCAGTTAAACTAACTGATTGCATTTGTGTTGTACCTGCTCCTGTGACTTCTTGTGGTCCAACAAGTGTAAGTCCGCTACCGTTATAAACATAAAGCTGGTTACTTGCTGTATTAAAAAAGAAATCGCCTTGTGTTAGACCAGCTGGCTGGGCAGTACCAACTTCTGCTCCGTTGGCTTGACGGAAATAACTACCGTCCCAAAATTTTAATTTTTTATTACCACTATCATACCAAATTTGCCCAGCAAGTGGATTAGGTGGTTGGGTAGTATTTGCAAAATTTTCAAGCAACCAAACGAAATTGTCGTTTTGTGATTGGCCGTATCCTGCATAATTCTTACCAATTAGGGTAAGATCTGTGGAAGTATCAACCGTGCCGTCCGCAACTGTTGCAAGTAATGTTCCGTTATAATGGTTAATTGTATATGACATGGTGTCGCTTGTTCCTTATTTCAGTGTATTTATCATAGTTTTGCTGTTAGAAGGTTCCTAACGCTACTCGTTTCCAAGTAGCACTACCGCCAACGCCACCCGCAGTACACACATACATGTAACTAGAATCCCACGCTATTTGTCCTGTTACGCCTGCCGCTGTGCTAGATGCTGGTGTTGCTGTACTAATTCTAAATGTACCATTTACATCTAGGGTTGCTTGAGGTCTATTTCCCGAATTAAATCCGTTAATTCCAACGTTTCCAGTGTTTGAACTTACAAAAATTGAAGAACTGTTAGTACTAACAGGCAATGATATTTCAAAATCTTGACTAGAAATATTTGATGCTATTTCTAGCAATGTGGAACTTACTGTAACTTGTGATTGAGCAGAAGTTCCTAATATTAAAGGTGTTGCATTATTAATCGACAATGTCCCGCTAGTTGAGTTTTGGTAAGTGTCTGTAGATAAAAATTGTTCTGCAGATTTTAATGATCCATCTGCCGCTAGTAATTTACTAGACTGTGATGTTGGAACATTAAAATTAATACCTGCAAAAGTACTGACATTAAATCCAATATTAATTGTTCCTTGAATCGATGTAATAGTAATCGGGCTAGCCGAACTACCAACAGTTTGGCTTGTACTTAGTGTATAGGTTCCAAGTTTTCCTTGTGCAACTCCTATTCCACCTGGGCCTGTACCAAATCCAGTAATAATTGCTTTTGAAGATATACCTGCTCCAGATACTGATTGCCCTATACTAATAGTTCCAGATGTTACTGAAGTAACAGTCAATGTTGTTCCATTAGTGTATCCTGTAAAAACTGCTGTTGATGTAAATCCACTAATACTACTAGCAGGAACAAATGATTCTTTTGCAAAAATTCCCATTAATGTATTTGCAATGTATAGCAAGACAATAGTATGAGAAACTCCGCTAACATCTAGTATGTCTTGTACAACAAACCCAGACGGTGCTTGAGATTTAGTATAGATGGGACCAGCTAATGTTGTTTGTGTGCCATCGTTAAAAAATAACTGACTAGTAGCATTATTAATCCAGAACCCGCCAGTTGTTAATCCGCTCGGTGCAGTAGAAGCTACCAGTGTGTTTCCAGTAGGTGTAAATGTTGTGCCATTGTACACTTGCAAAAGATTTTGACTAGTATCATACCATAATTGGCCTTTAATTGGATTATTTGGCTGTGTTGTATTTGCAAAATTTTCTAACAAATGCACAAAATTATCGTTGACATACAATCCGTAACCAGATGCATTTTGTCCAATTAAGGTCAAATCTGTTGCAGTTTGGTCTATTGTACCATTAGGAACTGCAACTAGTTTAGTTCCGTTTGTTAATAAGATTGAATAGCTCATGATAAATTAGCACCAGTAAAGATAATGTAGTTTAGAGTCAAGTAAGGATTCATAATGTTAATTGCTGATCCTAATGTTGAAGTATTGACTCCGCCAACTGATATACCTGTAACTTCTGTACTGGTATAATAGCGTGATTGGTCGCTATCTGTTGCACTAGAACCAGCGGAGCCATATGTATTTGGAACAACATCAAACGGTACTCCACCTTCTGCATACGGATCAATGTGATGGTGGCCTGGGTCGGTAAGTTTGTGTGTATGATCTGGCAGATTAGATGTTTGCAATGTTGCTGTTTGGTATCCTGCACCTCCGCCGACTGTATCGGCAGTAGTATCGCTAACACGCTGAGCCGCACCAATTTGTCCGCCAGTGTTGATAGAATGTCCAGACCCGTCTGTTGCTTGAGTAAACCCAGTCACATCTGTAAGGTTATTCATATTATCTCGACCTAACGGGAATCTTCCGCGCATGTCTGGTAATACAAAAGTTCCTACACCTTGTGGTATACCATATGTATTACCAATAACTTTAAATAAACTTTGATAAGTCGACTGACTAACTTCTGATCCGTCACATAATAACCAACCATTAGGTATAGCTCGAATATTTGGAATTCCTGCAAAAGGTAAAATTACGCCAATTGGAACTCCGTATCCACTAGTTTTTAATGTTGAATCTATTTGTAGCAATACTGCTTTAGACATACTAACTAAAGAACCGCTAGAACCACTTCCGCTCGATTGATATACAAGGAATTGATCGGATGTATTAGATACTAAAGAAGTTGTTTGTGAGTTAATAACTGTTGGGCTTAATTGTGTATTCAACACAGCATAGCCTGTTGCACTTTGTCCGTTGAATCCAGTTCCGCCGTCTGAAGACACAACATCGCCTGCTAGCTTAAATGTAATTAATTGATTAAGACTGTTTGCTGTTCCAGATACACTACCAGTAACTGTTCCTGTAAAGTTACCAGTAAAACTTCCTACAAAAGACTGTGCAAAAATATTTCTGAAAGGATGTGTTTGAGATCCGATATCGTATTGTGGAGTTGCGTTAGTTAATGCTGGAGGTAAAATAATAGAACCAGTTGGAGCAGATGAACTAATTTGAAGGACTCCGCCTAAGTTTAAATTATTATTAATTGTTGTTGCTAGTGAAGTAGTTACTCCGCTAGAGTTATTAACAGAAAATACAGTAGTTTGTGGAGAACCACCATCTGTTACTGCTAATCCGCCAGCTGTTCCAACTACTCCTGACGTAATTGAACCCGATACTGTTGTAGGTGCACCTACTGAAACTTTTCCAGATACATCTAAATGAAGTAAATTAGAACCGTTTAATAAGAAATCTATATTATTTGTGCTACTTTTGCTATTGAATAAAAATGTATTTGTACCTTGACCGATTGTCAAACTTAAATCACTACCGATACTAATACCACTTGTATTTCTAACATTAAATCCGTTATTGGTTGTACTGACTACGTCTGAACGTAGAAAGTTACTACCTGAAACTACTGTTTGAGTCGATCCAGATCCAACGACTAAAGAATTAGATTGCTGTGCAGTACCCCAAATATATGTAGTACCTTGATCGATTGAATTTGAATATAAATTTATACCAGCATTGATTGTTGAAAATCCGTTAATTGCAGATTTTGGTGTAAATGAATCAATGCTTATAATTGCTACTCTGTATGCGGCGCTGTTTGAACTGCTAGATGCATACATTGAAATTACGCTATGTGTTACGTTAGCAGTATCAACAATAGATTCCACTAAAGGACCAGTTGAAAGACCCGAACTAAACTGAGGTCCAATCAATAACCATGTTGTTCCTGAGAACAAATACAACTGACTATTATCAGTATCTACCCATAAATCGCCCGGATTACTATTAGATACATCAGGAACACCACCTGTTGTAGTTAAGGTCGATTTTCCTTCACGCTTAATTGATCCTGCTTCAGGCCAATTACCCGATCCATCATAAACTCTTAGGATATTATTTCCAGATGATGTATCATACCATAGTTGACCTTGCACTGGATTATTTGGAGCTGAAGAATTTGCAAAATTTTCTAACAAATGCAACATGTTTCCTGCAATCAGTGAAGCATATCCTGCATAAGTTTGCCCAGGAAATGATAAACTAGTTTGTTGATTAACTGTACCATCAGCAACCGTAATGGCCGGTTTTGCAGGATTAGTCGAATCTGTGTATGCAACAGAATAAGTCATTTATTAAACTCCTACCAAGCCAGTTAAACTTTGAATACGAACTGTATAATCAATTTGTATAAGTCTGTTTAAACTTTTTAATACTGGGTGAAAAATTACATGTGTTAGTAGTAAACTTTCACCACTTTTACTGTAACTTTGTAATCCTAATTCATCAAATACATAAGTTTGTTCGCTGTTAACTGATGTATCGTAAGCAGTTTGTCCGCTAGGCTCGCCGTAGTCTAACAAGCAGGTGCAGAAAATATCGGTATAATTTGTACCAGTTACGTGCCTAATTTCAGTAAAATTACGTGTTGGGTCAATATTAGTTGATGCATTCGGGTCAATAACTTTAGCGTATGTTTGATTATACAAACTTGCATTTGTACCGCTAGTATTTGGCGTAAGATATGTAATAATCCCTGTAGGATCTACACTTGTTCCACCGTTACCAAAAGCCATATTGTAAATAAATCCGCCATCTGTGCTGTTTGACAATGATTTAGCTAAGGCTACACTGATATTTTCGTAATGAATTGCATTACGTTTGTTAATAAAAGTTTCCTTAGAAACAGGGTCATATATATGAATATGACCTTCGATATGAATTCCAGTTACGTCTTTAGTTTGCATACTAATCTCTCTTTATCTTATATTTATCAACAGCTTTAAACTGCTAGTTTAACTTTTAAATCCTGTGTACCATACACCCGGAGCGGCTTTAATGAAGTTAGCAACTGTGCTTGAATCGTAAATTACACTAACATCTCCGGTATACTGCTTACCGTCCCATGGGATTCCAGTCTTTTTAACTACTGTTACTTCGGTTCCAAATAATGGAGCATTGGCTAAAGTAATTGTACTTGTATTGTTTACAGTGAAATCTGCTGGGTAACTTACATCACCTGCTGGGCTGTATGGAGCTTTGTTAATATCAAATACGCTATAAGCTGATTTTTTCAAACGAACCATATCGTTTTGACCGCCAACAAACACTTCAACTTGGTCCGCAGAGCTAATTGTGTATCCGACATTTACAGAAGTTGTACCTAGTGAAGTAATTTTCTTAGTTAAGATTGTATCATTGTATGGAATAGTTTCACTTGGTCCAATTCCTTGTACAATCGTACCAGCTTTGTTTAAATTGTATACGCCGGTACCTAGCGTTCCTCTACGTAATTGTCCAAGAATATTCCCTGAAATAGTAAAATATTCAATTCTTTCTCCGCGAATTTCAACAATACCCGGTTTATTTCCTGCAGGGTTTGGCGCATCTAACTGTGAAGCGTCGGTGACAACGATTGTAGTGTCATTCCAATTCAAATCTTGTGCAAGTTTTACTTGTTTATTAAGATTCAATCGTTTGTAACTTACACGATTTAGCATATCTTTAAATTGCATATAAGATATACTAGATGTTGAAAGTAAATTACTTCCAAATGTGATTAATGTGATTGTATCACCAGCCACTAACTTAATTCCTAATGTGATACTTTGTAAATCACTATTTAGAACATAATCGATGCTAGACGTTAATAATGTTGTATTTTTAATTACCCATACATAGTTGCTGTCAATAACTGCACGATCTAAATTAATAATACCACCAGCAATATTTTTATAAGTGTAGAACTGTGTTGTTCCTGGTGTAATTGAATAATTAGAACTGTATTGAACTGTAGTACGTTGAATGTCTAATACATCTTGCACATATGAACTAATTACTTCAACTGTACCTGTTGGAACTGTTGTAAATGTAATTTGTCCAGAACTTGCATTGTATGAATATCCATTATTGGTAACAATACTTACAATTAATTGCTGTCCTGAATATTGTGAATAAATGTTTCTGTTAATTTTAACATTGATGCCGCTTGGATCAACAGTATAATCCGATGCTGGATTTAAAAGATTATTGCCAGCATAAACTACAACATTTCCAACAGGAACTGAATTAGGAGTAGCTTTAGACGGATCTATTGAATAATTTAATCTATTACCTTTAATAGTAAAATAACTATTATTAGGAGCTTGTAAAATACTTTGTCCAACACGTACAATCATATTACTTTCATTTGGTAAATTATTTCCAATTGGATATGATAGTGTGTAAGTCGAAGTGTTTGCAATTGGTGCAATCGTTTGTGTCGTAGTAACTGCAAATGTTTGTTGCAATCCAGAAACAATAATATAATTAATCAATGCTCCAACTGCAGGTGCTGTTGCAAACTGAATACCAGTTTGACCTTCAATACTATATGTTGAGTCTGTTTTAAATAAAACTACTTGTGTTGCAACACCATTTACATAAACTAAACTTGTTGCGCTGTTTGTCCAACTTGCTCTTGTTACAAAATCAACAGTTGTACCGTCGCCTATAAAATAGTCAATGTCTAAAACATTAGATCCACTAAAACCAATACTATAGATGCTTAATAATTGGTTGGCAGTTGGCGCTGTTGCAACTAGCTGATTATTAACTGTTGATACTAATTCAATTGTTGCAGTTTGGTAATTAACAACATAATCTGAATTATATGTTAAAATGTTTGAACCAAGTTTGACTATTATTGCACGTGGATTATTTGGAGTTTGGCCAATTGCATAAGTGTAAGTAGTATCATCAGTTAGATAACTAATATCTTTAATATTTGCAGATCCACTGTTAGTTTGGTCGTATACCTTAATAGCTAGTGTATCGACGACTTGTCCTGGTACTACTTCTTCAGGAGCAGGACTGTTTGTAGGAGTAATTAATCCATCTCCATCTAATACAATATCATCAGCCGCAATACCTGTTGCAGTTGTATATGCTAGGTTACCACCATCGAGTTTAGTATCATAATTTGCATCCGGTGTTGGTACTGAACCATCACTTGTGCTTTCTCTTAAAATAAATTGATCGCCTGCACCAACTACAAAAGATGCTGGAATTTCAATAGTGTTGCTAACTAATTGGTCAATAATCATGCCATCTAAGGTACTTACTGGTGTACTAGAAGCCGATCCACCGTCATCAACTGCACCAAATGAAACTGTTATCAATGCTCCGCCGCCACCTACTGATGTAGTAGTTAAGGTATTTCCAATTACAGGAGTTGGAATAATTGCGTTAGCATTAGTTTGACTCATTGTTCCAAAGTTAGGATCATCTAAACGAATTGGATTATATGTTCCTGTAACATTAATTAATGATCCAGATGCATAAGGTGTGCTTAGAGAAATAGATCCTGGCACTATAACTACATCTTTCAATTCGGTTAGATTTTCTGTAAATGTAATTTGTGTTGAATTTACAATGTTTAATAGCAGTACTTGATCCAATGTAACTGTGTTATGTGTTGTATCGATTGCTGTAATCTTAGTATCGTAACTAAAAGCCGATGCTGTCGCCGCAGTACCTGTACCTGTTCCTGGACCAGTAGCAATAAATGTTATCCCGGCTTCGTTTGATAATGCACCAATCAGCGTGAAATCAGTTGTGCCAATACTACTAATAGTATAAGTAACTCCTGTTGTAAATGCGCCAGCTGGTACTAAAGAATTAGAAACAACTGTTCCGACTTTTAAATTTGAAACACTATTCAATGTTAAAATATATCCGCCTGCAATATTTGAAAATGTAATTGTTTTGCCGTTTGCAGGTATTGAAGTGAATGTAATTGTTTCGCCGTTTGCAGGAGTAGCATCGGGTATTGCACTAATAATTAAAGTAGTTTTGTCGACTACCTTAACAACGGTTTGCCCAGAAGTAAATCCTGTTCCGCTAATTAACATTCCAGGTATAATCTTAGCAGTACTAGAAATTACAAGTGTTGTTGTTGCACTACCTGAAGAATTATAAGAACGATAATACGATAAATTATCTGGAATTGAATCAATAATTATCGATGTTGAATTAACGATTCGAACAACTTGCTGACGGTTTAAGAAGCCTTGTCCGTATAATTTCATTCCAGGAACAATACCTAATGTGCTACCTACATTAACTGTAAATCCGGAACTATTTAAAGATGTATATGTAGTTGTTACTCCTGCTGTAAGTGCAGTTGTTGTAACTGTAACTGTTGGCGAAATTAAGTTTTGATCAAAACTGTATGTAACTGTTGAGCCGTCACTAGTGAAAGAGAACGTTTTTTGTTTTACATAATAAATGTTAATATTTGTACCGGCCGCAGGAGTATAAGGCAATGTAAACACATGGGTGTTTGCCGCAACTTGGACAGCATAATCGTTAAACGTTGGATCTCTACTATCCCAAGTATCTGTCATATATGGAGTTGATCCCCAGCCGCCAGCAATATTAAAATCTAGTCCGCTAACAATAGTTCCACCGTAGTCAACACCTGTCATTAACTGTGACAAATCCTTACCAAGTTGACCTGTTGTTGGATTATAATAATATTGAATACGATCTGTTGCACCCATAATCGATACATCTTTACTGTATGTAACAACTATAGTAGAACCAGTTGATGGCGCATCTGTGAATGTTATTGTTCCAGAATACTGGGTGTATCCATTTGATGTTGATTTTACAATCGCCATCTTATATAATTCTCGAAGTACTGGAATTCCGTCAATAGTAACCGTTGATTCACCTACTCTTACATCAGGCGCCCAAGTTAGGGCAAACTGCACTTTAGAAGAAGAACCAGTAAATGTATCTGTTTGTTTAATATTACTAATGTAGTATCCAGAATTAATACGGTCGAATTTTAATGCTGTTAAGTTTGAACGAATTATTCCGTCACCAATAATCGCAACGGCTGTTGCCGGAACTCCGTTATCACCAAGCCCGCCATTAAATGCAATCGTCGGAGCACTTAAATATCCGCTTCCATTTTTATTTGTTAAAATCACAACACGATTTACTTTTCCATTAGCAATATATGCCACAGCTTCGGCTGTAATTCCGTTAATACCGGTCGGAGTCGAAATAATAACTTCTGGAATATTTGCATATCCGCTTCCGCCATTAGTGATAATAATATCTGTTACACTAAATCCTAGATTATCTGTCCAGAATTTCCATGGATAAGTTTGTAATAATCCGCTAGTCGATTCTAGTTGATTGTTAGCAACTATTACATCGATTGCAGTTGAGGTTCCATTAACAAACGTTGGTTGTAAATCAAAGTCGGTAACCGCACTTTCATTAGTATCTAGTCCGGTATAGTTACTGATATATTCTCTAACTTTTGTTCTATAAGGTTTAACTTCTGCAACATAATCTTGGAAATTGTTTAAATTATCAACTGGGTAATTAACTGGTTGATTTAAAGTTCCTACAGTATGAGTAGCTCTTACAAAACTTGTTTTGAATATCCAATCAATAAATGGTTGCTCGCTGTGTGCAAAACGTACACTAGTAAAGAACAAATCTAAATAATTTTGTTTTAAATCATCTATCAATAAATTATTTTTAATTGTATTAAGAATAATTCGTAATTCTGCACTAGCTTGTACATCAAAGTCTCCGCCGTCAAATGTGTTAGAATCATACCCTACATTTGTTCCACTAAATTCATAAAGTGAAGAATTAAACTGTATTGTTCCGTTTTGAATTCCAATTACATTATAACTTTGTGTCCAATCGATACTTGTACTATTAGCATATTTTTCTAATAGTAACCAGCCTCCTGCATTAACTGTTGCAATCTTAACAACTTGTCCAATAGTAGGGTATATTGTATTCAAATCTGCAAAAGTCGATACTAGATAATCTGCGGCGGTATATTGATTATATCCTGTTGCAAACCAATCAGCATAACTCCAATAGTTATTAACATTATATGATTGAGTTAGTGTCTTAGACCATGTAGCAGTAGTATTATCGTAAGCATAGATACTCCAAGCACCAAGCGATGTGCTATCGGACTTAATCAATGCAGAGTAACCTCTCACAGTTGCAGTTGTACTGCTATTATATCCGACACCACTGTTAATAATATTTGCTCCAGTGATTTCTCCTAGAGCATTAATAGTTGCTCGAACTATGGCGGCTTCGCCCGAACCCGATATTTCAATATAAGGTGCAACAGCATACCCTCTTCCTGCGCTAATAACATTTATTCCAGTAATTCTACCGTTTGTTATAATCGGTGTTAATGAAGGTGTGCTGAAAGATCCTACGTTAGCAAATCTTAATTCAGTATCTGTATCAAAAGATTTATCCCATAATCCAGAAATTTCTGTTGGAGCAGGATCAAATGTTTCTAATGGAGAAATGTCTCTCGAATTAGTAGTTTGATACGTACTTAAAACAATGTTAACTCTTTCGATAAACTCTTTTAATGCTTCGATACGATTTACAAACATCGACTGGCGAGGACGATTTTCAATTCCATATCTTAATTTTACAGGCAATGTTGGATCTGGTACTGGGCGACCTCCTGTATCAATTCCGCATAGACTATCGAACCATTTTTGTTCTATACCAGAAGGTAAATCAACTGCCGGATCATTACTAATTAGCTTCCACTGACTGTGAATATTTTGGTCGTTTTTATCTATTAACCAGTATTCAATTGCTAACACAATATCTGTTGCATTTAGATATTGTGATGCATTTATTAAACTAAAACTGTTGGTGCCAGTTAATGCAAGGCAAGTATAATCTTGACCTCGAGGATTTGCAATTAAACTTGCAACATCATTTGCGGCCATATTTCTTCCATCGACATTAGGAATAATTTTTTTATTCTTAACCCAGAAATAATATGTATTTTTAAATGTTTTACTTACGTTGTCATATACTTGTGTTAAACTGTATGCAGAATTTCCGTATAAACTAGTTCCGCTAATACCCAATGCTAGTCCTGTTGATGTATCTGCAAGACTATCCCATACTGCTGGTAATTGGCTGTAAGATACCCATTCATACACATCGATACTTGCACCAGACGCTAACGTATTCCAAGTGTTTGTTCCGTAAAGAGGATCGTCAAAATAATTATTAAGGAATTTAGCAGTTCTTAGATCCCACCACAATCTTCCTAAAGGTTGATCAGACCACCATCCTTCTATTCCATTTGACGGCGCAACGTTGACAGTTACAGTTCCATCGCTATAAGAATAAGTTGCCGGATCGTAGAATGTTTGATACTTAATTTCTTCCTGAGCGGGTCCTGCTATTTTTCCTTGCAATGGATCGATAACGTCTAGATAAGTTACCAATGTTCCTAAAGATTTATTATATAAAAATGCTTTACGAATCTTCGAAACATCAGGAATATCGACTTGCTGACGAGTAATAGTCCATGTAAGGTTATTGTTTAATTTAGTATAAGCATAAACTTGTCCAGATTGTGTTCCTTGATTAAATGCAGTTGGTGCTCCAACTACAACCTGATTACTACCAACTGCAAAACCGATGCCATAACCGTCACCGACTGAATTTGAAGTTTTTAAACTTTCGCTAAAGACCCAATTAATATTGTATCTATCATAAACATCTACTCGTCCGCTACTGACTATTTTAGTAATAAAATCTGTAGATTTTTTATCAAATGTTGTTAAATTTTCATCAAATGTTGTAGTTACAGTTGTGTCTCCATTAGGACTATAAACAACAATAGTTTGATAATCATTCATAAACTCTATCTTGTTTCCAAATAGAGCATCAACTTCTGGATTAGCATTAACTAAAGTCTGTGTCAATGTATAACCGTTAGAACTATAACCGTAAACATTAACAATTCCTTGTTTTGGTTTAGTTGGTGTTCCTTGTGTATCATCAGATATTGCAATATAATCACCATATGAAGATACTGCAATACTATTGCCAAATCTTGAATCAGAACCTGTTAACACTTGAGAGGTTACAAATCCAGCTCCAGCATCTTTGTAGACATTAACTTTTCCAGAAGATGAAATTAATAAAGTACTAGAATCTAAACTTAGTTTAGTATATTGACCAAAGTTTGTAGTGTTAGATGAATCAATTGTTGAATCATATGCCCAAGTGTTGATAATAAATTGTAATTGTCCGCTTGGTAAACTATTTTTATCAACGGGAGAATCTAACAAGATTGTATTTAATTTAATAACTGACGATACACCAAAAGTTAAATTAACATTATTATCGATTACAACTTGCGTTATAGATGCATCAATGTCTTGCGGAGATCCGATAATAAAATAGCTCAATACTGTTTGCATTCCATTTACTAGAACAATTTCAGTTCCTTGACTTACTATTTTTGTATTTGGAAGAATATTTGTTCCAGTAACTGTCATACTATCTAACACATTAACTGTGCTGAATACCACATTCACTAAACTATTTGCATTGACTAAAATTAATTTAGTTAGCACATAATCGACCGTTTGATTGCTAGTGTATCCGCTACCAGTTACAATCATTCCAGCACGTATTCCGCTAGTTGAATTTACTACTAGTGTGTTCAAAGAACTTCCAACAGGATTGTATTGAGTAGTAGCCATTACTATAGTTTTGTAACTTAGTTTATAAACACGGCCTGTACCGTTATTATAACCTGTTGCACCTACATATAATGTATTGTTACCAAAGGTAATACTTGATCCAAAATTTTCACCTGTAGTGGGATTTGGACTAATAATTGTATCTACAAGATTATAATTATTATCTAAATCTTTCTGATAGATACTAATTGCACCTTGCCCTACTATTGTTGAATTTATTCCAGAAATTTCGTTTGCTGGAATATAAGGAATTATTTGCCATGCTAGTGTAGTAGATGATGGTGTTGTTCCCGATGTAGTTTGCAATGCTTCGTAGTATACATTGTTGTATGAAACAATATTTCCAGAAACATAAGTATTTCCGCTGTTATAAGCACCTACATAATTTGTTGCTACTCTACTCACAGCTGGGTGCCCAGTAGCTAACCATTCTCCGTTTGTACTTATTCCAATTACAGTAGCAATTTGTGTAGGTTTTACATATAACGATGGTTGTCCTGGGATATGCTGTGTAATAAATGGTTGATCTAAGGTAGAACGTTGTACCCAAGGAACTAAAATTCCAGCCTTATCAAATGTAGTTACAACTCCTGTAGACCCGCTAGTAATTGCTAAGATAGATCCTTGGCTATTCATTCCAATAGTCGAACCAAATTGGAAAGATGTTGTTGGAGTTTGATTTGGTATACTTGATAAGTTGTATACAGGAGAATATTCCCATGTTGCCCAGTTACCAGTACCGTCATCATCTGTCCATACTAATTCTCCTGGAGCAATATGGCTAACCGGAATTTGATCTAAATTATCTATAGAGCTTGTTCGACGTGTGACTAGCGCATATATCACTAGTTGGTTAGCTTCTGTAAAAGATACTGGGAAATTTTGAATACTTGCATTAACTGTAAAAGTATTCAAAGAAACACTAGTAACTTCATAGAATCCTTGAAGCATAGCAACTTCAGCCAATCCAATGTATTGTCCTACAACAAGTGGGTCAATATTTTGTGTTGTGATTGTTAATACCCCGTTAGTGTACGTTACACTAGATGCACGTATTTGCAAATCAGAAAAACGATAGATATTCCAACTTGCTCCTTCAAACGCTGTCCATACATATTGACCGTTATTTAAACTACCAATGTCTTGTGTAACAATATCAGAAAGTTGTCCAATACTAATTGCTACATCTGCAGAATTTACATATCCTGCACTACGCAATAGTGGTTGATAATTGTCGATAGCAGGGAATGGATTTGAATTATATCCCAAAGGCTTAACGTAGATATCATTAGGTGTGTATTGATTGATAAATGAATTTATATTGTTGTTAATATTATTTGTTAACAAGAATCCTTGAGGATTGTTTCTAAATTTACTTTGATCTAACACAACTTCAATATCTTCAAATGCGTTGCTCGCACCGTATCGACCAGTACGTAATGCCCACTCTTCATAGAATATTAAACTTTCAGCTTTGTCTTCGCTCAACACACCAAACAAATGATTCAATACATTTTGAGTTCCTTTTTCACGAATCATCCCTTGATAGAATTTAAATTCGCTTACTGGATCTTGAATAATATTATCTAAGTATTGACGTGTTTGATATCCAATTAAATGCTGTGCAAATTTTTGTTGTTGACTACTAAAATTATCAACATTTAAACTATAAAAATCTACAAACTGTGTTGCAAGGTTAGTCCAGTTTGGCAATAATTTTGCAGATGGCTGAGATGATAAACGTGCCCAACTAGATGGAACAAATGTCGATGTACCTGCGGTAAATGCGTTTGCGCTATAATAAGATCCTTGATAGGCAACAATATCTGCCATATTATAATCTTGCCAAGGTTGCCAGTTCTCAACAGTTGCTCCGTCAAAAACAAACCCTGGAATATCCAAGCCGCCGTACCATCCAGTTGTAACATATCCAGACAATTTAATTCGATCTCTACGATATCCACTTGGAGGATTATAAATTACATCATTAAAGATATCAACATTGTCAATAATAACTACATGTTCGTTTTGAATCAAGTAGAAACTTGCACAATAAATGCCGTCAGCAGTTCTTGGTGTATATGTAACAACATTGCCGTCTCTGTAGCTGTCTAGCTCTGTTGTTTTAAATGGTGTGCCGTCAACTTTAAAAATTTCGTAACTATTAAATGGGTTTGATATACTGTCGACAACAGTTAACTCTGTTGTAAATGTAACCCCGCTAGCACCTGGACTTAGGCTTATCGCACTACTTCCAATGTTTGATAATCCTGGAAGTAATAACCATACATTAGTATCAAAAATAGGCGATGCCGGAATATTGTATTGAGCACTATAATAATCGCCTTCGTACTTAACAACCGTGCCATAGCTATAAACTTGGTTTGGTAACCAATCTGCCCATTTTTCTTCTCCATTAGACCAATTTTGTGTGGTCCAAAACATAAATTCTTTAACACTAGTTGACCAATTTGTTACTGCATTTAAGTTATTATTAAAATTATTAAACTGGAATCCGTTGTCAATTAGATACTGTTCGTATCCTAACATAAAATCCACAACTTCTTGGATTGTAGATAACTGTGTGCCGTATGGTAATGTCAACAGAGCCGATTTGTCCCATGCTTCTCTGAAGGTTGCATTGACACCTCCAACTATCGGTAATGTATCTAAAGGAGAAAAATAGTCAGAATTAAAACTAATTCCAGCAGTTGAATTTACTTTGGCTCGATAATATGTTATTCCATATTTTACAATTTGCCCTGCCACATAAGACTGTCCTTGTGTCCATTGTGAAAAACTTTCTGAAATTCCTCCAACATTTATACTAATACCAGATTGCAAATAATTATAATAATTAAAATATGGTTGAGTTTTACTATACCCTTTAATTTCATAACCTGTAGATAATTTTGTAATAATTATTCCACTATAAGTTAATTTTTTAACAGGACTAGATGTGTTTAAAAATACTTTATAACTTTCATTTGGGATGAAAACACTACCTGTTGAAAGAGGTGTTTTGCTTTCAAGTAATAATTTAAATTGATCTTGATTAGTAAATGCACCAACTCTATAACTTAATTTAGGAACTAGATTAGACAAGTTAGATTTATAAGAATTATAAGAATCTTGGTTATTACTAAAAATAATATTTAAAATTAAATCAACTACATAGTTAACAATACCTGCTGTTTGTGTTCTAGATGTACTAGAATAGATACTAGGAATCTGTATATCAGCTGGTCTGATACGTAATCCGGTGTCTTTATAAACAAATTGGCCAGCAACGTTTCTTTCAACTCTCGATCTGTCTAGTAATAATCCAAATGTTTTTGCAGGTGTTAATAACATCGATGTTACTATTACACTAAACGGATAATAACTGCTACGTCTCCAAGCAGATTCAACTGGGCTAATATCGCCAAATACAAATGCATTATTCGTACTGTAATTAATTGGACCTGTTGCTAATCCAGAAACGATTGGGCTTACTAAATTACCAAATTCATCTACTGGAATGTGCTGTGTTAAGAAAGGACGAACATAGTTAGACAATTTAACTGCGGGTAATCCTGGTTGTTTAACTAGTCCAGCGGCAAGGTCTTGCCACATAACTAAATTATTGCTTGTATAAGGTGCAGGTCCGTACACACTAGTCCACCAGCTCGGTTGTTGACTAAATCCTAACATTTCCCAAGGACAAAGGTGTGGTCTGTCTGTATCAAGCATCCAGCGATATATTCCTCTCCAGAATGCAGGAACTGAATTGTTGTCGGGCGAGACACTTTCTTTATAGTTAAAAGTAAATGAATTACTCTTATCGTAACTTAACGGTTGAGTAAAGTCGATACCAACTAAACCACTCCATTGGTAAAATGACGGTGCAAGTACTTCATTAAATTCTGATAAACTGTAGTCATTGGTTCGATTGTAACCAGGAATAATGTCTGCTATATCAAAAATTGTAGTATCATATTTTACTTTAATATTATTAAAAATTCTTGTTTCTAATTCTAATATTAACGCATCTCTGTAATCGCCGTATGCTAACAAAATACTTCCGTCGTGTCCTTGAATCACATTCTGTGGTGTGATTAAAGTTGTATCTAGATACAGTTGTGGAATAAATGCTGGCCACATACCTAATTTAGAAGGTGTTGCTGGAATAAAGCACCCGTCTGTTGAATCATATTCAACAGTTGTAATTGTATCACCGTTAATTAATGTTACATTATTAGCGATAACAATAAAACTTTGACTGTTAAATGTATAATCTCTTCCGTAAACTAATTGAGTTTTAATATTATTAGAAGTACGATAAACTCCTACCGCTTTATTAGATAATGTATCTAATGTAAACACATTTGATAGAGGATATGTTTTTACTCTATAATCGACTACAGTAAGATTAGTAATTGTAGATGCACCATACGGAACCATATCACTAAAATAATATGGTGCGGTATTAGGTTTATTTGCATTAAGTTTTTGTAAGATTAAATCAACTATAGTGACTGGGTCTCCATCGATTCCTAATGTTTCAGCTGTTTTTATAAAATTTCTTTTGAAACTATTATAGTCATCTTTTGCAGTTTCAATAGCATTAATAATATTATTCGATTGATTTGTAATATGATATAAACTTAAACTTATTGGACCACTGTGTTGTACAAATTTTGTGCCGTATTGAGTTATATTTCCAAGATCTCGTAAATTGCTATCTCCTGGAAAAATTCCAACAAATCCTGATGGCAAATTATCAATAATACTATTAACGTGATCTGCTACTTCGCCTAACGTAAATGTTCCAATGACATCATTCATTGGATTGTTTTGAAGATTCAATGGAATTTCATAATAACCGTTACTATTAATAGCCTGTGAAGCAAAAGCACGAATAGTTAATACATCGCCAGTGCCTATGCTAGTATTCAATACTATTTGTTTGTATTGCGGTGTTGATATGATAGTCCACAAAGTTGAATCTAATCTAGAACTATTAACATAAACTTTTACAACTAAATCTGCTAAATTATTAATGTCATCAAAAATATCAATATTAAAATTATTTGTTTGTGTTGATCCATCATAGATTCTAATAGCGGCTTGTACTATTGATGTATTACAAATTTGCCATCCATTTACATAACTAGACACTCCAACAAAATTATTTTTTAACAAATAACCGGTGTTAATACCTTGATTAATAACCGCCGTTGTTTCTTTATAATTAAAAGTGTCCGATGCTAAATCAAAACTAAACACAATGTCGCCAATATTTGCAACATTTAGATAACTTAGAGGAAATCCTAAACTGGAGTCATCGTTACCTGTGCCAACTTTATAGGAAAATATTTTTGTTCCTATAAAACTTGAACCGTTATACTTACTTGTATCTCCAAAGCTGATTCCTTCACTATCAAATATATCAAATAAAGGAGGCTGGTTTGTAGCTGTTTTTTGTTGCCCGGCAATCCAAGTTGTACCGTCATACCAGTATAACTGACTTTGATTTTTTATACCTTGAAGAACTAACACTATCTGATTTTCAATCGGTGTATGTACTTGGGTCAAGTGTATTTGATTGCGTCCTTGAATGTTTATAAAACTGACTTCGTAGATATTGTTTTTAACTAAAGGATCATAGTCATTAGTGAAAAGAATACGCTGTCCTGCTGATACAGGAATTCCATCGATATTATACCCAAGCGTTCCTTCAATTGAAGAAAATACATCAGTAGTAAATGTATCTACCAAATCAATGTCTTGTATTGCAGTTGTACCTAAATTAAATAATTTAAGTCCTGCTTCAAATTCAATAATAGGTCTTATAGCTCTTGTTGTTTGATCCAAACTTGGAGTGTCACCATTATATGTTATACTAGTTTCGATAACATCCTTATGGAACCAACGATTATAACGACTCCAAGGGTTATGGTCAGTGCTTGCTCTATTAATTACAATATAATCTTTATTACTTGCAAATCCAGTTGAGTCGTCGAATGGTGTGGAATCGAATGGATCAGCTCCAAATTCGACTGCCTCGTTAGAAGAATAAGGGCTTACGATTTCTAAAATAGATTCTGAAATTAATTTAATTGCTGTGCCGACACCTTCAACATAATAGTGTCCTGTAGCATAACTAGAAGGTATTACATTACCTCCAAAATTAATTTTCATGCCGTTGCTTAGTGCTGTACCGTCGGGCAAAATATAAACTTGTTTTCCAATAATATCATTTTCGACATCAAGTGTTGTTTCGTCTACAATGTCATAAATTTCAATTGCGCCGCCTACATTAATATCTGTTTCGCTTTGGTAAAATAATAAACTAGGTGCATCGATTGGAACTTCAAATGTTATTGTCCCGCTTTCTACACTATGAGCACTTACATTTTTTGTATATAGATACGCAGTTCCTAAACTACGTTCAGTCATAAAGCTGAACGGATTTCCTAAACTAGTAATATTAAAATTATAAGTTTGTCCTCTATATAATTTTAAGGTAGGATTCAAAGTTAATCCGTCTGGGGTAAACAAATATTCATTAGTGTCCCCTTCTGACTGTAGCTGAACATTATATGTACTATTTGCACCTGTAGGTTGTCCGTAGATTGTAATAACTGTTGGACCGTTTGGTAACCAATAGTAATCTTGGAAATTAATAAACTTATCCCAGTCAATATGTGGATCCCAACTATAAAATTCTTGTTTGTTTAGTCTTGCATGATTACTTGTATTTGCACCGAATACATTTAATTGATTAATATAATCTTGATAGTCTTTAAAAAATGTTGTGTTTCCTAAAGTATCTGTAACTGTCAACCCCGGCTCTAACTGATAATTTTGGCGAATATTATTAGCGGCTTGAACATATACATCTGTTCCGGTAGCGGCTTTTGCATTTTTACGACCAATAAATCCACTAGTTTTAGTAATTGTTCCTGGCTGATATAATTGATCAATTGTTGCTTGCAAAAACTTTTTGTTTGCACTTGACTGATAAAAATCAGGAAGAAAATTAACACCTAATCCAGTGTTGCCGGTTGGAATGTTGTCATTAGTCATTAACTATTTGCCCCATAATTTGCACTTGTTACTTGTTGTAAGTTTGCTGTTGATGTCAAAGCTGTACCTGTTACTGTTTTAAGATTGCTAGATGTTAGCCCAGAAACAACTTGAATATTATCAGTTGTTGCACAACTTAAAAATATACTGTCGCTCGGGCATTGTATTTCAAATAAACTTCCAAAATATTGTCCTGTTTGTGATGGCACAATAACAAAACTAATAATATCTGGACTTAACTGAGTCATTACATAAGTTGATAATTCTGTAAAATAAAATGTATCGCCAAAATCCCAGTTTGCTAGAGCAAAGAATTGATTAATTGCAGTTAGTACTCTTGCCGTTACGTTGGCACTAGATACTGCTGATGATGGATTAATCATAACATCAAATGTTGCTTGTAGACTTGCATCAGCCGCTGGGCCAAACAATAATGTATATTTCACTGGGTGATAAACAATCTCATCTGAAATAGATTTAATTAGATTTAGATTTGGTGCTAACAAACTATTAAGACTATCCTGGCTTGGCGGTAATGGTTCTGTTCCTACTGTGCCGCCAGCTACCCATTGTCTAAATGCAGTATCGTAACTATTAGTCAATACATACAAATCAATAATATTGCTTGCGCCTGGATCGATTCTGGAATTGTAATCGGCGCTATGTGTGTATTGGAATCGAAGACCACTTCGCCCTACATACACTTTATAATCTAAAGTTGGCTGTAATTTTTCAACAGCGTTATTTGAAGAATACTGAACAACAGTTTGTGTATCTGCAAAATAAAAATATTGTCCGTCGGTCCATTGAGATAATGGATATGCTAAAGACTTTGTTGCTAAGATAATTACTGGGCCGCTTTGTGGATCGTTGTAAACATACTTGTAATCTTCTTGACCAGTCGTAATTGTATATTTTTGTTCAACAATATATTGTGTTAAAGATCCAGGTTGCGGATTAACAATATCTAAAAATTCTTGAGGATTATCTACGACACCATTGTTTAAAGGATCTGCAAAAGTAATAACAATTTTCTTAGGATCAATATATCCATCTTGTCCAATGTACTCACTAACTATTTGCCATTGATAATCTGTTGTAAACGGTGTTGAACTACCAGGTTGCGTATTAATGTTTAATACTTTAATTACGTCTGTTACTGTTGTACTTGATACAACATCGTAAATTTTAACAGTATCGTCAAAATAGAATGATACTTCTGAATCGCTTTCAAATACATATCGAAGAGAGCGTTGTGTAATAGTATAGTTTTCTCTGTTAGTTGTAAACAATAAGAACCAGCTTGCATCTAATTGTGTATTAGAAGTATCGCCTTGGTTTGCTAAACTGAAATCACTAGATGAATTTAAATTGTTTTCGTAAACAATTTGCCAAGTTTGTGTCACTCCGTCATAACGCAAACCAAAAGAAGCATTACCGAAGATTAAATCAATCATTTGTGTTTGCACACTTGAACTTAATGTTGTAGAAAATGCAGGAATAATCTGTGCTAAAACTGCTTTATTTGGAATTGACTTACTTAATGTAATTGGGCCAAACCCTGTAGATAATAATTTACTAGTACCATCTCCTGTTAAAGAAATAACACTAGCCCATACATAACTTACTCCGCCTTCAGGCAAAGTTGTTCCTGCTGTAAGAGCATTATTTTTATAAGTGTTAAAATAATAACCGGTTGGAGCAATGAATTTAACTAATGCACCAGGACCAACATATTGTAAATCTGTAGAAGTATTTCCAGATCCTACTATAAGTGCAGAAGTATCCGATGCTCCTATGTAGCCAGATGAACTATTACTATCATTTGTTTGTGCATACCAAATTGCATTGATATTTGTATTAACATAATCAATAAAATTAGAATAGAAAAAGTTTCTAAGGTTTGGATCTTCAAGTATTGGTAAAACTACATTATCTATTACTCCTTGAATATCTGTTTGAGTAACATAGGTAAATGTAGTACCTGCGGTATATGTTTGTTGATATACAATACCGTCATCGGCAAATAAATTAGTTGAACTATACTTGCCTGTTGGGTCTGTTAAATCAAAGTAGCGACTAATACCGCTACTTGTTCTATTAATTGATTTTACTTTTGCAACTTGTAAACTTGCCGATAGTGGACTAATATTGTAATCTTCTCCAGTAATCATACGATTTTGCGTGTAGTATGTTTGAGGAGCATTTTGTTTAATACTTGCATTAGTTTCGGTTTGTGTTGCATTAACAACAGATGATGCCAGTCCTAATGTTATTGTTAGTGTTTCTGGTGCATTAGCAGAAGAAATGTATGGAATAGAAATTGAAATATTATTAATGTCTGTTGGGTTAACAGTATATGATAAGTTATTACTAACACGATAGTATACTTTAAAATTTCCAAGTGGTAACTGACCGAATACACCGTCTGCAAAATTCAAAGTAATAGCATCATTAGTCTGTGTAGTAACGCTATAAATTGTTGTAATTTTTTGATTTAAACTATTATAGATAACATTATTTCCAGTAGTAGCCGGTACTTGAGTCCACAACACACTTTCGTTTCCTGCAGAATCTAGTTGCCATAACCATACATCTGTATTGTTAATATTTTGTGTGTTAATGTTTATTTGTTCGTTACTACTAGGATTTGTAATTGTAAATGTAGCAGTATTCAATGTACCTTGTGTAAAGTAAAAGAAAAACCCTGTGCCTGGGCTACCTGCACCATACCCATCATCAGTGTACACACATGCGATTTGATTTCCAGTTTTTGGAGTTTCTTCGTAAATGAATGTATTGTTTGCAAATGTTGTGCTACCAACTTCAAAATTCATCGAACGACCAGCTACAACAGAACTAAAATCATAGACAGATAGTCCTTCATTAATAGTATTAAATCTGTATTGTGCTGTTGGAATATTATAAATTGTTGCTTTGTCGGCAGGATTTCCAAATTTTTGTGTCTGTGGAAAAGACGCATTTAGAATTTTGATAAATTGATCATACCAATTGCTGTTGCTTGCATCGTTCCAAGTAACAATTTGACCCGATAAGTTTCTGTTATTACTATCAATAACATCTTCTGTTGTTGTGATATTTGCAATTTTTAATAAACCACTTGCACTTATACTTCTACTTGGAACATAACTTACCAACTGAGCAAGGTTTAATAAACTTTGTCTACGCTCTGCTGTTTCAATAAAATTTTCACGGGCGTTTAAATCAACACGGAACGCAATGCTTTGTCCGACAAATGCAATAAGGTCGATTAATGCTAGATACTCGCTTGATTCAATATAATCGTTAAAATCTTCTGGAAAATTTGTACGAATATAATCAATCATTGTACGACGCAGATTGTTAAAATCATAACTTTGAAAGTCTGCGTTGGTGAATGTTTGATAAATTTTCTTCCAATCTTCAGAAAGTAAAAGATTATTTTGTCTAGTAGTTGAACCCATGATTTATCCTAATAATGGTATTTATCGAATAAAATTAAGTACGTAGTTAATTAAACAGTTACTTGCGACGATGTTAAACCGTTGTTTTGATCAAATTGCAACTGTATTTTTTCGCTTAGATTGTAGATAGTATAACTCAAAGTAAACTGTACTTGAAGACCAGTATCATACTGTGAAACTATTACATTACTAGCTTGTACTCTTGGGTCTGCGTTAAGAATAGCATTGATATTTTGCAATAACAACCCTTTAACATCTTCTGTTAATGGTTCAAATAACAAGTCCCAAATAACACAACCATACGTAGGATTCATTAATCGCTCGCCTTGACGCACGTAGAAACTGTTTAGCAAATCCTGTTTAATTAATTCAAAGTCGTATAGAGCAAAATTTTTACTATTTTTATTAAGAGTACTAAACCCCCTGTACATCTGAGGGCCAGTAATGTCTGGGTTTTGACTAGCAGGAATTGTTATTTTTGTATGTAAACTTGTAGACATTATTGTCCCCTTTATTGGTTAGTATCCGATTGTACAGGTATGTAATCAAATACATCTGTTGCAGTTGTATATTTGTTATAAAACTCAGGAGCTAAAGCACTTCCATTACTAAACTTAATTGGAGTTGAATTTTCTCTATCAGTTTTGTCTGGTGTCATTGTTAATGGGTCTAAATTTTCATGTTGTGGCCAAGGCTCGTGTGCTGGAATCCGTTTCATTATACTGGTTAGTGTACTACCATTTGCATCGTAAATATTACTAAAAGTTGTCAATGCTACTGGTTTTGTAGTAAGTGCTTTTGGTGCAACAGGGCCGTTTTCTCCAATAGTATTTGCGGTTAATAAAATGTTATTAGTGCTGTTTATGTTTGTATCAACTGCACTAGTTAAATTAATAGATCCTGTTGTCGTTACATTGAAATCGTTCAATACGTTAATATAATCCCCAACGACAGATACTTTGTAATTTTTTCCTACAATAACATTACGATCCCCAGCACTTTCAACTTGGATTCTTCCCGTAACACTTCCAGTTGTATTTGTTCCAGATGCTTTTACATTAATATTACGACCAGCTTCCATATTAATATCACGGTCAGCATAAAAATTCATATCTTGTTTAGTATGAATACTAATACTGTCTTGTGCAAATATATCAATTTTACCGTTGCTTGATAATTCAATCCAAGAAGTTCCGCTAGCATTTCCAATATAAATTAAATCTTCGCTATTGTGCAATAAAATTTGATGCCCGGTACGAGTTCTAATACGAACAAGTTCATTATGCGGAATTGTTGGATCACCGTCGGTTTCTCCTCCAGACACAGATGCATACTTAGGAGGACCTGCATTGGCTTTTTTAACTCTTCTGAATTGAGAGCTTCCGTCATCCATTACAAAAGTGCTTCCACCTAATCTACTCGACGGTACATTGATAGATGCTCCGGATGTGCCAGACGTAGGACCGTATGGGCCTTTAGGTGCATCAGGACGTCTGTCTACTGGCCCAGGAGTACTAATACCATATACATTACTAGGAAGTTCTCGTGCAGAACTACTTGAAGTAATTCCTCGAATATCGTCAATGTTTAAACCTTGATCGGTTAATGTTTTTGCTAATAGACTTGTAGGTTTGTTTACTTTAACAAAACTCTTATTGCCATCGTTGTCAGTACCAGCAACTACTTTGTTCACTTCTGCAACAGGAACACGCAAAAGTTGTCCTGCTGTATTCGTTCCACCGTCAACATTAAATTGTGTAGCGGCCATACCTGGAACTGCAAATCCAATATCATCGTCAGACACACATCCTAGCCAGTACGCACGACCTGTTTCACCTCCAACAAATATTACTAATACTTGTGTGTCAATATCGGGTGGAACAAACCACATACCATAACTTTTTTGTGTACCATCGTAGTCATTATTTGAACTTCTATATCTAGCCGCTGTTTGTCCAGCAAATGGCGATAGCATATACGCATTAAAAATATTACCCTCAGTCTGAGGGCTTCCAGCTTTTTTCAAGAGCTGTACTGCTAATGTACCGTTTTTATCTATATGTCGAACTACTTTTGCCAAACGTGGCACTTCCGGTGTTAGCGGAGTCGACATTGATGTTGCTTTTATATTTGCCATTATCTATTAAACCTGTTAACTCTTAGGTGCTAAGTTAGAAGAAAGTCCTTTCTTCGGCTGGACTCCTGACGAATTTGAGTTTGGATTATCTTGGTTCGGTCTTCTGTATGCTTGTAATTCTTGTGTGAATTGTCCGTCTTTAAAAATACTCTTAACTGTTGTTAACTTATATAATCCAGAAAATTCATAAGAAGTTTTAGCATGTAAAGTATACAAGCCAGTTGCTTGATTAATATCTACTGGTGTTTGAAAGTGAATTAAAAAATCAACTTCGCTTTGTTGATAATCCATGTCACCGTCTGCTGTTATGTTGTGTTGGTCAGTTAAGACTGCTTGATAATTTCCCATACCGCTATTGGCAATATAATAAGGGTCTCCAGCAATTTTTATATGTCCGTTAATCATATCGTAGTTTTCGTGAAACGCTCTATGCATCATTTCTACTGCTCGAGTCTGTGCAACTATTCCAGGTGTTGGAGTAATTCCGTCAAATGAATTTTGCCAGTGCATATATTTCATTGTTTGAGATGTAGCTGGAGATAAATTTGATGCTTTATCACCATCAGTTGGTGCGCTAATTGTAGGCTTGCCGGCATCTTTAGTGCTTGCAATTTTAGACTGTTGATTTCTTAATAACTCGTCTTGGGTAAATGCCGCCATATCAGGCGCCATAAGACTAAGGAATGTATTTTTTATTTCAATATTAAAATCAATAACTTCGCTATTAAGACCGGTATAGATATAATTGTACACCTTAGCTACTTGTTTACTCAAGGCTTTATATCCAGGCGCGGCGGCATTAACTGCTGTCATTTTATCATCGTGCGCTTTATAAGGCAAAATTCGATAAACTACAATTCTAGGTTTAGTACCAGTTTTTGTATCGTTAGCAGTAGTTGGTATATGATATACTTGCATATCAACACGCCACCAAGGTCTAAAACCTTCATCGTTAACTGCTTGATCATCTAATGCTTTAACACCATAATTACTCATTACAATAACTTTGTTAATGATGTCCATAACTTTGGTAGTTTGGCTAAATTGCATTTTAACAAAAGCAGGGTTAAGATTCTCTTGTTGAATTGGATTCCAATCGTCATTTTTTTCACTCCAGACTTTTGCAATATTTTGTGGAACTTTATGGCCCTGACGACCTGGACCAAAGCCTAGTTTTGCTGTGCCGATATCATTCAATGTACTAGGATCTTGCTGTGCAATGACCACATCTGCTGTTGCACCTGTTGCTTTTTGTAACCCTAATGTTTTAAGAAATGCCGCATCATCTGCCGATGGTGTGACTTTAGATGCCTTGGCAAATAATCCAGGAGTAGAATTTGATAAATCTTTTATTTTAGGAAATGTTATAAAAACTTGTTCTGATACTGAAACTTTTCCTGTTTTCTTTTGTTCTGCATAATATCTATTTAAAACTGCCTGCAAACCATTTTCTCCAGTTTGTAAAATTTCCTGGATAGTCGATCCTTCTATAGTAGTATCTTCTTTAGTTTGCATATAAACATCTGTTGCGGCTTCATAGTTAGCAACATAGCCTTTGCATTTATATGTGGCTCCTCCTGCATTTACTTTTGCATTTATACTTGTAAATCTAAAAGGAATAAATCTTGCAGTATTTGGAATATTTTGTATTGCCCCAGTTTCAGTGTTTCCCCTAAACTGTATTACTAACAAATATACTGCATCATTGTAGTTTGCATAATTTGCTTGTCCGGCCGCGGCAGTTAACACACTTACAAAAGCCATCATACTGTATGGTTCAACTACTGTAAATTCTAATGTTAAATTAGATGTGTTACCTATTTTTGGATTGAATGCGTAAGCACCGTTTAATACAAGATCGTTTATATAAAACTCGTACGAAGTTCCAGTGTCTGTAGATTTAAATCTATAATCAGGATTACTACCAGCACTTTTACAAATAATAGGAGGTAAGTCGCCTGTCATATAAGTTGCAGAAGGAGAATTATAGCTTGCTGTGTCTAAACAATGTAAACTAAAAGAATAATTATAACTGGCAAACCCACTTAACACATTTGGTTGCGGAAGTGTTTGAGATCCAGGAACGCCCGAAGATGCATCGCTTGTGATAGTTTTAGCCGATGCTCCAGAATTAATATCTTGCGTTGCGCCTGCTTGATTTTGATCTGCCATATTAAATTCCTAACACTCGGACTAGTTCGCTCAATTTACAAATGTAAATTTGTGTTCCTGGAATGAAATCTAATATTGGATCTTGTAATACATCTAGGTTTCGTTGTATGAATACCCACCATAACTTTGGATCTCCGTACAAGTCGTATGCTAACAAATCTGGTCTGTAAGTATACTGAGGTTGTATGGTATATAAAAAATCACTCGAACTGGCACTTACTGGTCTGATGTTTAATACATCGAGATAGTTTCCAGTAACAGGCGTAGTATACCAAGGGCTTACGTTTGAATAGATAGCTGTCATTAAATAAATCCTGGTGAAGTTCCTAGATATCCGCCTTCAACAAATCTATCTAGGCTAAATTTCTGTGCTGTATTTCTTGCATACATTGTTTGTAACGTAACTGTAAATGTGCTCTTTGTAGGAACACGGGTAACTCCACCTGGTGTTGATCCTCCTAAGCCAAACAATCCTGCTGTTGCGGCTATTTGTCCAACTCCGCCGGCAATTGTATCAACTCCGGCTGTGATTCCTGCTACACCTGGCAAGGCTGATCCAAGTGTGTCTGCTAACCCACCAACTGCATCTGCTAAACCTTCGGCTTGTCCTGCGGCACTTCCTACAACCGGTATACTAATATAATCACAATCTTTTCCTAATTGTGCTTGGAATTGTGTTACTACTACTGGCACATTTGAAAATACATATTGACCGTAAGCGTTCAATTGAACAATTGGTGGAGGGTTTCCAGCTTTTGGATCAAGACCTGTGAACATTTTGGTAAGACTTCTTAAATAGTGCATGACCGCAATCCAGTATAGTCCTTGTGTTTGATCTTCAACATACATAGGAGCAGTAATTTGAATTGTACCTGGATCACTATTTTGATACGCATGGTAGTTATAGTTTGTATGAACTAGATTTAAAGGCGTATACTTTGCTGTTGCTGTTGATGTAATTTCTGGAGTATAAGGAAATATCATGCCACCTGCATTAATTAACGGATTCAAAACTGGACTATTTCTAAAACTAGGCCATGTAGGAATACTTAATCGAACACGCCACTCATTTGCTCCTTCTAAATCAGTAAATGCGGCGGCCGCGGCGGCAATATCTCCTACCGTTTCTCCGGCGGCCGGTAAATCAAGTGAACGCCACGCTGATGCTAAATTGCCAACATTGCCAACTGCACTGATTAGAGAGCCTACTTGTCCTGCTGTTTTGATAGTAGAACCAATCGAGTTAGGACTTGCTCCTTGCTGTATTCTTGCTGTTGCTCCGGTCACTGCCATAATATTATCCTTTTGGTATAATATTTAGTTGACTTTATAAAGTGCGTAGTTTATAATTAGACATTAGAGGACTCTTAAGGATGACATTACCCGTAAACCCACCAAAAGTAAATTACTTAAACAACAAAGACATGCTCGCAGAAATACACAAATCAAAGAGCTCATATTGTGTCTTTACCAAACCAGAATATCATCAATACGACATTATTTTACCAAGTGTTGATAAAGTTAATATTAGAACTATTGCAGAAGCCAAACGTAATCGTGCCAAACGTATAGGAGATTTAGATTACCAAACTCGTAAGAAAGCTGGCGAAAAAGTCAAACAAGCAGACTGCGAAGTCGATTATAAAAAAATAGCAAAGACGGATTTAGTATTCCGTATCATGACTTTTGATCATATTCCGCTCAATAATACCCGTAAGAAAAATCCAAAGAGTCTTGCCGACCATAGAGATAAAGTTAACTTCCCTCCTTTCCAACATTTTAAATTTAATGACAAAGATGAACTAGTGTGTGTTGGAAAAAGTCATTGGAAAGGCGGATTAAAGACTGGCCACTTTGACAAAGATGCTGGCCAAATTACTAACAATTTAGCACGAATGATGTTAAAGTTATGTGAACGTTATGCTACTCGTGGTAACGTTCGTGGTTACACTTACAACGATGAAATGAAGGGACAAGCTATTTTACAGCTTACACAAATAGGACTACAATTTGATGAATCTAAAAGCGATAATCCTTTTGCCTATTTTACTGCGGCAGTTACTAATAGTTTTGTTCGTGTTATTAATATTGAAAAGCGTAACCAAAATATCAGAGATGATATCTTAGAAATGAATGGTATGAATCCAAGCTACAGTCGTACTGGTGCTGGAGAACATGCGGCCGCAATGAAACGTGCAAATGAGGACACTAGTGAATGAGTAACGGAAACAATCTTCATGTTTGTGATTTGATTAAGAAACATTTTGGAGTTGAATAATGGCTTCAGTTAAAAACACAAGAGAAATGAACGAGCCAGAGTTAAACTATCGTGCTACCATCATCTGGGATAATATGACCACCGTAGTAGAGAACGGTGTCGAAGTATCTCGTGTGTATAAAGATAACAGTATCCGGCTCGACCTGTTTAAACAACATTTCGGAGTTAAAGAATGAGCAACTTGTTCAAGAAGGTTGCGTGTATGACCGATATTCATTTCGGTCTCAAGAGCAACTCATCAGTACACAACCAAGATTGTGAAGAGTTTGTAGATTGGTATATTGCAAAAGCAAAGGAGAAAGGATGTGATACAGGTATCTTTATGGGTGATTGGCATCATAACCGTAATAGCCTTAACATTACTACAATGGATTATAGTCTTAGGGCCTTGGAGAAGTTGGGTGCGGCGTTCGATAACTTCTATTTCTTTCCTGGTAATCATGATCTGTATTACAAAGACAAACGGGATATACACTCTGTGGAGTTTGGAAAGTATATACCTGGTGTCACTGTGGTACATGAGCCTACTACTATTGGAGATGTTACACTCTATCCCTGGCTTGTCGGCGACGAATGGAAAACTATAAGCAAGCGAACAGGCAAATATTGCTTTGGGCATTTTGAACTTCCTAAGTTTTTTATGAACGCAATGGTTCAGATGCCGGATCATGGCGAGCTACAAGTCGATGCGTTCAAAGGGTTTGAATTAGGATTTAGCGGACATTTTCATAAACGTCAAGAAAATGAAAATATGATTTATATCGGTAATGCGTTTCCGCACAATTATTCAGATGCATGGGACGATGACCGCGGCATGATGATTTTAGAATGGGGCGGTAAGCCTGAGTATTTTAGTTGGCCTAAACAACCTACTTACAGAACTATTAAACTAAGTGAACTGATTGATCGTGCAGACGAAATTATTCTGCCTAGACAGCATTTACGTGTTACACTAGACATTGATATCAGTTACGAAGAAGCAAGTTTTATTAAAGAAAAGTTCATGTCAGATTATGATATACGTGAACTAACATTAATTGCCGAGAAAAAAGACATCGAAATTAATACAAATATCGATGTGCAGGCATTTGAAAGTGTCGATCAAATTGTTAGCAATCAAATTGTTAATATTGATTCAGACACTTACGACAAAAATACACTACTGGCAATTTATAGCGGCTTATGATTATAATTAAAGATTTAACAGTTAAAAACTTCATGAGTGTGGGTAACCAGACTCAAGCTGTAGACTTTGGTAAAGAGAACTTAACACTTGTACTAGGTGAAAACTTAGACCAAGGCGGAGATGATAACGGAAGTCGTAACGGTACTGGTAAAACTACTATTGTTAATGCACTAAGTTATGCATTGTTTGGAGTTGCATTAACTAACATTAAAAAAGATAATCTTATTAATAAGATTAATACTAAAGGAATGTTAGTTACACTTACGTTTGAAAAAGACGGTACTATGTATCGCATTGAACGTGGACGCAAACCCAATGTACTCAAGTTCTTCATCGATGATATGGAACAGGAAACTGCTGAAACCGATGACGCACAAGGCGATATGCGTGAGACCCAGAAGGACTTAGATGACTTGCTGGGCATGAGTCACGACATGTTCAAGCACATTGTTGCTCTAAACACTTATACTGAACCGTTTTTAAGTATGCGAGCTAACGATCAACGTGTTATTATTGAACAGTTGTTGGGAATTACACTATTAAGTGAAAAAGCAGAAATACTTAAAGAACAAATTAAAGAAACAAAAGATGCTATCTTACAAGAGACAGCAAATATAGAAGCAATTAAAAAATCTAACGATAAAATCCAACTAAGCATTGATAGTTTACTAACAAGGCAAATGGCTTGGGAAAATCAACATAGACAAGAATTAGAAAAGATTGGCAAAGCAATCGTAGAACTTGAAAGTGTAGATATTGAAGCAGAGCTTGCCAAGCATGCCGAGCTCAAAGAGTATGATGAGAAATCAGCGAAGCTGAAAAGCCTAAATAAAGAGCGGGCAACGCTCGAAGCGGCGCTAGCACAAGCGGAGCGAAACGTAAAAAAATACGCTAGCGAGCTTGCTAAGTTGCAGGACAAAAAATGTCACGCTTGTGACCAAGAGTTGCATGATCACAAACATGAAGAAATGTCTGCTCAAGCTACCAAGCACGTTGAAGAAGCCGCCACTTATTACGATACTGTTAACGCAGACTTGATTAAAATCAATGGCGAACTAGAAAAGATAGGTGAAATCAATGGGCGTCCAAAAACTTACTATGACACGTTAGAGCAAGCACTAAAACACCAGAATAATTTAAAAACTCTAGAAGCACAGTTAAGCACTAAGGCTGTAGATGTTGATCCTTATCAAGAGCAAATTGAAGAATTGCGTATGACAGCTATGCAGGAAGTGTCATGGGATCATGTTAACGCATACACTAGCTTAAAGGATCATCAGGAGTTTTTATTAAAGTTGTTGACTAGCAAGGATTCGTTTATTCGTAAAAAGATCATTGATCAAAACCTAGCTTACTTGAATAATCGGTTAACTTACTATCTTGATAAGATAGGTTTACCGCATAGCGTAGTATTTCAAAATGATTTAACTGTGCTTATCACCCAGCTAGGGCAAGATTTAGATTTTGATAATCTAAGTCGAGGTGAGCGTAATAGACTTATCCTTGGTTTGTCATGGGCTTTCCGTGACGTATGGGAATCACTATATCAAGGTATTAACTTGTTGTTTGTTGACGAGTTAATTGATAATGGTTTAGATCCGTCTGGTGTTGAAGGCGCATTGGCTGTGCTTAAGAAGATGGGTCGTGAACGCAAGAAAAACATTTTCTTAATCAGTCACAAGGAAGAGTTGATAGGTCGTGTTAACAATGTGTTAAAAGTTGTTAAGGAAAACGGATTTACCAGCTATGCAAACGATTTAGAAATTAATGAGTAAACATGTTGAACCCAGTCCTGAGCAAAATGAGGAATCACACGAACGCCTCATGCATGCTTTTAAAGAGTACTTCAAGGAAAACCAAAAATGGCAAGCTCGAGGTACTCGCAGGGCTGGGGAAAATATGCGCTATTGGCTGGCACAAATACGTATAATTGCAAAAGAACGTAGAACTCATGTGCAACAGTATCGCGTATGGTTAGATCAAACTAAGGCAGAAAAAAAGGCAAACCAAAATCAAGGGGATGGTGAGGACGAATAAACTACATAGTTAATGTCTTGGACTTATCAAAATCAAATTATAGAAACCCTCCCTGAAGAATGCATAGGATTCGTATATCTTATTACAAACACTACTAACGGGCGCATGTACATAGGCAAAAAATTAGCAAAATTTAGCAAAACTACCTACAAGACAGTAAAACTTAAAAACGGCAAGAAGAAAAAACAAAAAATCCGCAGTAAAATTGACAGCGATTGGCGTGAATATTATGGTTCATCGCCCGAGTTGACTAAAGATATTGCGCTGTTAGGCAAAGAAAATTTCACTAGAGAAATACTTTATTACTGCGAATCTAAAGCGATGTGCAGTTATATTGAAGCTAGAGAACAGTTTTCACGCAGAGTTTTAGAATCAAAAGACTACTATAATGGTCATATTCAAGTGCGTGTACATGGATCACATATACTCAAGGCTCAACAAAAGTAGGCAAAATACCGCCAAATAAGCCTGCACAGGCGTTGTTAAAGTGCCCTTAAAGCTGGATCTCGGATCGCAGTCAATGGAATTCCTGCTTGGTGGCAGGGTTATAAATCACTATCCTTAACAGGACGACGATGGAACGTGCCTTAAATCCGTTTGATTTATAAGAGAAAATTTTAAAAAGGCTAAAAGAGGGGTTGTAGCCCCACGTTTGTATGCATGTTAGCGTATGTATGCAAGCCGCCGTCATATAAAGACAGCATGAGCAGGTACCGGATGACCGCCTGTGTTTTAGTGCTAACGCTAAGTGATATTGTTCGACTCGGATAATGTTGTTTAACTTTGCCCGCTAGGGCAAAGTGTGACTGAACGATCTGGATAATATTTAAAACGCTTTGCGTTAATTATTCAGTTTAAAATAAACAGATTAGTTCGAGCGAAAGCGAAGAACAGAAGAACGTAAGTTCTTCTTTAGTGTGTAGATAAATACCTTATAGGAAATCACGAATAATGAAAGTTACTGAAATCATAGAGAATCCGCTTCAAGAATGGCTAACATTCGAAGCTACTGTCGGTGCTAATGCCGGAACAATAAGTCCTGGTGGAATTGCTATTCCTACTGGTTCTACTACACATTTACCTCCATCATCAACTCCTAAAGCAAGTGGTACAGGTAATTGGAAAAGTCCTCTTGGACCAATGCCTAAAACTAACATTGGTAAAATGCTTTCTAAAGATCAAATTTGGTCTAAAGTAAAAACTACACTAGCATCAAGTCCTATTAATAAAGCACCTTTATCTAGCAAAGGTTTAAAAGTAGTTGGTAACTATATTCGTGTTGCACAATGGTTTAACTATTATGACTTCTTAGTTGAATACTGGAAAACTAAAGAAGTTATCGAACAAATGGTCAAGGATGGTCCAGATAAAGGTGGACTTTCAGAAGACGACGGTGAAGTAGCTATTAGATTACAACGTGAAAAACTATATGTTGACTTAATCAGTGGCGGCATTATTAATAGCATCGTTATTAAAATGATCAAAGTCATTCCTCTTGCACGTTGGTTCAGCAGAGGAGCAGGCGCTTTACTTGAAATCTTCACAGGTGGGTTAGCTACTGCTGGTGTTGTTGGTGAAATATTGTTAGTTGAAGCAGTAACAGTATTATTACAAAAATGGTTAAACTCAGAAGATGGTAAACGTGTAATCACATGGTGTGTTTGCTATCTTATCGATCCAGGTGTTGAGTTGTTTTGGCAAATGGGATGTGAACGTTTCTTTGGAGAGTTAAAACACATGTCGACACAAGGTGATGAGAATCTTGAAAAAGGCAATAAAGTAAATGGAACTCCTGCATCGGATTTAATTACTAAGGCAGGTAACGCTGTTTCTGGCGCACTCGGCGGAGTGGCGGCTGGTGCAGGTGATTGGGTTTCAAAGAATGTTAGTAAAGATGCTGGAAAAGCTATTACGGATCTAGGAAAAGATAGTTCAAGTAGTAGTTCGTCTTCTAGTCCATCAACTCCGTCAGGATCTAAATCAAAAATAAATCAAACATCTGATGATGACAATGACGGACTTGATAAAACTAATATAAGAGTGAGAAGACCAGGCGACATTGATCAGAGTTTAATAAAACCTGGTAATTAAATTAATGGCATTCCGGAAGATTTAGTAGCTTCCATATTTTCTTTAATAATTTCATTTATTAAATTAATATCTTCAAGTGAGTACGTGTGGAATAAGTCGTTAATATTAACTCCACCACGCATATACCAACTTAATCTAAATAAATTTTCTTTAAATAAGACGATTTCTTTTTCTAGCCTAACAAGATACTCTTCAATTTCTCTGTCAGTTAGTCTTGTTAGGCGCCAACGAAAAAAGTTGTTTGATTAATCTCAATAGATATGTCGTCATCATGCTCACATGTAGAACACTTGACCTTAACTTTAGGCGTTTGCCATGCATTGTTATTAGCATCAAACTGTTTCTTGATTGAATCATACACATCTATGTCACAGTTATCTAAATATTCGTTAATAAAACTTTTTTCTGTTACTACTACATTCGGTAACTCTATTTGATCAATAGACTCTAACATGATTTTTCTTTGCAACTGTTTCATTTCTTCAAATAATGATTGGAATAATGCAATACGTTCTTCGTCTGATTCGACTCTATCAATCTGTGCAGATTTCTTTTGAATAGCAAAATTTTCTAAACTAAATTTGTTAGATTCTTTAAATGTCAATGGTCTAATTTTAATAACTAGATCTCGTAATACGATTTTAGGATCAAATTGACATTTTTGAAAATGCTCTATAAATGTTGATAAATCTAGATCGTATTGATTTTCTGCACCGCAATTTTCGCAAACATGTGGAACTTCGATTAAGTTATTATATGTGGCAATTCTTATTGCAGTTAACACATAGTCTATATCGTTGTTACATAGTTCCCAAGGATTAGAAACATCGGGACAGCAACTACCGATGACCTTTGCAACACTTTCTCCTGAAAGTAATGCATCTGGAGTTTTAAGTATAATTTCATCCATGCCTGTTAAACCAAATACAGCCATTTTTTCACTTGACTGAATTGTTCCTGGTTTACTATACAATTTACTGATAGGTAAATCGATATAAATCTTAGGTTGTCTGAAATACTGCTGTAAAGGGTTGGATTTCGCCATATTTGGCTCCTGATAAATATAATATATTGTATTTATATACGCAGTTTTTACCGGAAAAATAATAATGAACACTTCTGATCCAGATTACAGACGTTGGGCCGACGCACAAGAAGAAACAAATAAACTACTTAGAAGACGAGCAGACAAGGGAGACGATGCTCCTTTAAGGTCATTCTTTGGCGGTATAATTAAAGGCGAAGGTACTATGGATGAGTTTTTTCGCAAATTTAGAGAATACAAAGCTGATTTAGAAGATTTAAACGATCAATATCGTGTCGCAACTTCGGTTGGTTTACTTAGCAACCGAAGTATGTATCAATTAGATGCCGACTTAAAATCCGCTCATCTTAGTGTTAGTGAATTTAAACATGTTTTAGATTTTGCAGGAACTGTTAACTTTAGTAAATTTGGCGGAGGAATGAATCAGGCTACTGATAATTTCTTACAAATTTCCAGAGTTATGCAATCTTCTGGACTAACAACTTCCCTTCAACAGTTAGGTTTAAACTATCAAGAGCAAAACGAACTATTAGCAATATCATTTGATAGACAAAAAGATAAGTTTGCTATAGAAAGAGGACCAGACGGCTTACCAAGAATTACTCAATCGTTAACCGACAGAATGGTTGAGCTAGGAAAAAACATTGCCCTTAACACGGATATTTTAGGAATATCAAGAGAAGATCAATTAAGAGCAATAGCACAACGTAACAGAGACGCAGAAACACAGTATGCTTATGAACATGCTAGCTCAGATGGATTGAAAAAATTTATATCTAGCCAGGGTCCTTTAATGGATGCGTTAAACAGTAACGAATTCAAGCGCCTTTCATTAGGGTACACTTTAAATTCTGAAGAGATGGCAAAATTAAGAGTACAATTTAAAGAAAATACTCCTGAAATGATGAGAGTTGCTAGTGAGATTGCTAGAGTTTCGCCTGATAAACAAGCACAAGAAACAACGGCTGTTAAATTACAAACAGCAATTGGTCATTTGCAAGATTCTATCAATAATCCAAGATCTGCAAATGAAATGAAAAATATTTCCAGAATTCAGGAAAGTAGTCCAGAATACGGAGCAGGATTAGTAGCTGGAAGACAAATGGCTATGAATCTTCAAATACTAAACGATCTACGTAAAAATGACAAAGGCGAAATAGTTAAAAGTCTCCAAGAAGTTATAAAAGAACAAGCAGACAAAGGTAAAAATGGACTAGTTGCTCCTGGATCGGAAACACCTACTGCTGGACTAACTCCAGGGCAAAGAGCTACAGTACTAACCCAGGAGGCATTAAGTAGAGCGGCAGATGCACATGCATTAATGTCAAGAGGAATTGAAATGCTAGCAAATGATGTGTTAGGATCTGCAAAGTTAGGAGACAAACTTGTATTAGGGTTACGTCCTGAAGGTGCATTTGGACAGCAAGTTCAACTTAGAGCGGCACAAGATGTAGAAGCATCTATTTCTACATTTTTCCAGTGGATACTCGGCGAAAAAACTGCTGGGCAGATGGCAGATTCTCTTAAAAAATTATGGAACGATACTATAGGAACAGCTTTTGAAGAAGCTAAAAAAGTTTGGAACTCTGGAAATCAAAGAACTGATTCTAGATCGATTCCAAACACAGAACCACCGAGAGCACATGCAAGCGGAACCATGGGTGTGTGGGGCGAATTATTTCACGATTTTAACCCTGCAGGCGAGTTACACTTTTTAGATGGAAAAGAAGCAGTATTAACTCCTCCTCAATTATCAGGCTTGATGAACAAAGTTACAAGCGATGCAATCGGCACACTACAACAATCTTTAGCAACACCAATACAAAATACACCTACTGCTCAAATTGATGAACAGCATTTTGTAGACATAAAACAACTGCTAGGACAGTTAAATACACTAATGTCACATTTGCCAGGCATCGCTGACACTATGGATAAACAATATAGTGCTCTGAAGAGCCTAAATAACGATGCACTTCAATCTTAAGGATAATAGATGAGCTGGAAAAAATATTTCACACCTGTAGCAGTTAACGGTGATGTACTAAGTCCTATCAGCGGGCAAAACGGAAGCCGTCCCGGTCCAGCACGTACTAATTACTCAAGCTATTTGCCAGATGTTTATACTGGTAGTCCAAACCGTGTTGAACGATATGCTCAGTATGAAGTTATGGATTCAGATCCAGAAGTTAATGCGGCTTTAGATATTCTTGCAGAATTTTGCACACAAAAATTAAAAGATTCAAAAAGTCCATTTGCAGTTAAGTGGCGTAGCAAAGCTACTAATGCTGAAATTAAAATTCTAGGTGAATACCTACAACAATGGAATAAATTGCAACAGTTTGATACACGTATGTTCCGTATTGTACGCAATGTATTCAAATATGGAGATGCTTTCTTTATTCGCGATCCAGAAAATCAAAAATGGACATGGGTCGACTCTGCACAAATTATTAAAGTCATTGTAAATGAAAGCGAAGGCAAGAAACCTGAGCAGTTTGTTATTAAAGATCTAGCACCTAACTTTGAAAAGTTAGTTGCAACAATGATTACTCCAACAGTTAATCCACGCCAAGGCGGACAGGGTTCACAAGGCGGCGGAGGTGCGTTTGGAGGTACTGGAAAGAATGCAGGCGGTTCTACTCCTACACCGGGAAGCGCAGGACGCTTTGGATTAAATCAAAAAGAGTCTGCTGTCGATGCAGAACATGTTGTACACCTAAGTCTAAGTGAAGGTTTAGATAACAATTATCCATTTGGTAACAGTTTATTAGAAAATGTTTTTAAAGTTTACAAACAAAAAGAACTTTTAGAAGACGCAATTCTTATCTATCGTATACAACGTGCTCCAGAACGCCGTGTTTTCCATATTGACGTAGGTAATATGCCTCCGCACTTGGCTATGGCATTCGTAGAACGTGTTAAGAATGAAATACATCAACGCCGTATCCCAAGTCAGACAGGTGGCGGATCTAATGTTATTGACAGCGCATACAACCCTTTAAGTATTAATGAAGATTATTTCTTCCCTAAAACACCAGACGGTAAAGGTTCTGATGTAACAATGCTCGAAGGCGGTAAGAATATTGGTGAAATTGATGACTTGAAATACTTTACTAACAAGTTATTCCGCGGTTTACGTATTCCAAGTAGCTACTTGCCTACAGGACAAGACGATAGTCAAAGCAATTTTAACGATGGTCGTGTAGGAACTGCTTATATTCAAGAACTACGCTTTAACAAATACTGTGAACGTTTACAAAGTCTATTGATTAGTGTATTCGACGAGGAGTTCAAACGTTTCATGTACGGTAAAGGCATGAACATTGATCCTAATTTGTTTGAATTAAACTTCAATCCACCGATGAACTTTGCAAGTTCACGTCAAGCTACTATTGATGCTGAACGTATTAATACATTTAATACTATTGTTGCAGTGCCTTTTATGTCAAAACGCTTTGCACTAAAACGTTTCCTAGCATTGTCAGACGAAGAAGTAGCAGAAAACGAACGTCTATGGGCTGAAGAAAACGGTAAAGGTGAGCCTACAAGTACAGATGCCGCAAGCGAATTGCGTGGCGCAGGTATTTCAGCTGGAGATATGGCTGGAGATATGGCTAGTGCTGAAGATATGGAAGCTCCAGAAGATATGCAAACACCAGAAGCTGAACAAGGCGGTCCTAATCTAACCCCTCCATCAACTCAAATGGGTGCATCAGGATCTAATCCTGGACCGGTAGCATAAATATAATATGATCTTAAGAGAATTGTTTTATATTGATCCTAATACTAGACATGTAGCAAATGATTTACGCTACGAGCCTAATCGCGATGATACAGTAATGCATCGTGACGATACACGTAAGACACGTTTAACATTAAGACAAATTAACGAACTACGTAAAAGCACAGAAGCACATATTCTAGAACAAGAAAAAGAACTAGAATTCATAAACGATATGTATGCAACTCCAGCACCTGAAGCTGGAGCACCAGCATAAAATTAAAAAATCGGTCAAAACGACTCGTTTTTGACCTATATTCCCCCACTTTTTTAACATAAGTGTAAATATTACACAGCCTTGTATCTACATAAACACAGGAGAACTTAACATGACTGACCGCGCTCAATTTGAAGCGATGCTTGAAGCGTTAATCAATGACGATCAACAAGCCGCAAAAGAAATTTTCCACAATATCGTAGTAGGAAAATCACGTGAAATCTACGAAGAATTATTAGCAGAAGACTTTAGTCAAGACACTGGTAATCCATACAAAGAAGCATCTGAAGACGACGATGAGCCTTTAGAAGAAGATGATATGGAAGAAGAAGGTGCTGAAGAAGGTGAAGACGACGGCGAAGAAGAAGATAAAGAAGAAAACCCATTCGGCGGCGATGACAGCGAAAAAGATGGTGAAGACGACGGCGAAGAAGATGGTGAAGACGACGGCGAAGAAGCACCAGACTTTGGCGGTGAAGAAGAAGGCGGTGAAGGTGACGGCGATATCGAAGATCGCGTAATGGACCTAGAAGACGCTTTAGAAGACCTAAAAGCAGAGTTTGAACAACTATTGCAAGGTGAAGAACACGAAGAAGAAAACGAACCAGGCATCCACGGTGACGGCGCTCCAATGCACGACATCGGTGCAGAAATGGGCGGCGATATGAGTGACATGGGCGGTGACGACCATGAAATGGACGAATTAGCTGACCTAATGGAATACGTAAATCGTATTGGTGCTCCATATGAAGGCGGTAAAAACATCGCTGGTTCAACAGAAGGCGCACACGTTGGTGCTCAAGCTGGTTCAGTTACAAGTAACATGAACAAAAGAAGTACTTTAGATGGTAGCATCGTAAACAATATGGGTGGTACAACTGCTAATATTGCACGTAACGATGTAGAAGTACATGGTGACGCAGGTGTTAAAGCTGGCGGAACAAAAGGCGGACTAGCTAGCCCAGATACTAAGCCACTAATTGGTAAAGTACAAAACACACCAGGCGGTGACGCAGGTAAAACAGGATTCAAAAAGCAAGAACCAGGACATGGCGCTGAAAAGAAAGGCGAAAAACCAGGTCGTGAAGTTGGCGCTAAAGACTCAAACGGTCGCGGCGAAAGCAACACACAAAGCGTTTTACGTCAAGTAAAGCAAGCTGGTAAGAGCTCAAGATCATAAAAAGAGACTAGTAAAATATGTCTTTATACCTCCGAGAGAATCTCAGTTTCAACGAAGCAAAAATGATCGTTGAATCTGATGACAAAGATGGGAAAAACTTATACATGTCCGGGATTTGCATCCAGGGCGGTATTAAAAACGCCAACCAGCGTGTTTATCCTGTGAGTGAGATTGGCAAGGCTGTCAAAACCCTTAATGATCAGATTCAAAACGGTTATTCAGTTCTCGGAGAAGTGGATCATCCAGATGATCTAAAAATTAATTTGGACCGCGTAAGTCACATGATAGTTAATATGTGGATGGACGGTCCAAATGGTTACGGGAAGTTGAAAATACTTCCTACCCCAATGGGACAACTAATTCGCACCATGCTTGAAAGTGGTGTTAAGTTAGGTGTCAGTTCACGCGGATCCGGAAACGTCAAAGATGACGGATCCGGTGAAGTATCAGATTTTGAGATTATCACAGTAGATATGGTAGCTCAACCTAGTGCTCCAGGAGCATATCCCACACCAATTTATGAACACTTGATGAATAATCGCGGTGGTCTAAATGCCTTACGCATAGCGCAAGAGGTTAAAGGAGATCCTAAAGCACAAAAATATCTCAAAGAGAGTTTATTAGCAATAATAAACAAACTCCAATAACAAGGAGAATCATAATGTTGGATGCACTAAAAAGTTTATTCGAGAACAATGTGATTTCTGAAGAGATCAAAGAGTCAATTGAAGCCGCTTTCGAGAGTCGTATTAACGAAGCTCGTACACAAGTAGCTCAACAATTACGTGAAGAGTTTGCACAAAAATATGAACACGATAAAGCAACTATGATTGAAGCAGTTGATCGTATGATCACTGACCAATTAAGTGCAGAAATCGTTGAATTTGCTGACGATCGTAACCAATTAGCTGAAATGAAAGTTAAGCTAGCACAAGAAAAGAAAGCAGTTGCTGAAACAATGAAGAGATTCGTTACACGTCAGTTAGCCGCCGAAGTTCGTGAGTTACATGAAGATCAAGTTGTAATGGCAAGCAAGTTCAGTAAACTAGAACAATTCGTAGTTGAGGCTCTAGCTCAAGAAATTACAGAGTTTGGACAAGACAAACGTGACCTAGCGGAAACTAAAGTACGCTTAGTTCGCGAGGGTCGCGAAGAAATCAAGAAGGTAAAACAACAATTTGTTAAACGTGCCGCAGATATGGTCAATAGTGTTGTAAGTGAAGGACTACGTTCTGAACTACATTCATTAAAAGAAGATATCGAATCAGCTCGTCGTGCAGATTTTGGCCGTAAGTTATTTGAAGCTTTTGCTTCTGAATACCAAGCGAGTTACCTAAATGAAAAATCGGAAACTGCAAAATTACTCAAAGTCATAGACTTGAAGGATTTAGCTATGCAAGAAGCCGCTCAGGCCGTTGTAAAAGCTGAACAAATCTTAGAAAGTAAAGAACAGGAAATCCGTGCTTTGAAAGAAGCTAAAGAAAGAAAAGAGATCATGAGCGAACTTTTAGCTCCGCTTAACGCAGAGCAAAAAGCAATCATGGGCGAATTAATGGAGACTGTGAAAACAGAACGTCTAAACGAAAGTTTTGACAAGTATCTCCCAGCAGTACTTAACGGTTCAGCTGGCAAAGCTCCGCAGAAGAAACAGGCACTAGTAGAGGCTAAAGAAATAACCGGAAATAAGATTTCCAACAACCAAAATAGCAGTGAGAACGATAGCAACATTGTTGACATTCGTCGTCTTGCTGGACTAAAATTTTAAGGAGAAATTTAAATGTCAGAACTATTAACAGGACGTTGGGCAGAAACTAAGGAAGCCCTATTAGAAGGCTTACAAGGCACAAAAAAATCAGTAATGGGCGTAACCCTAGAAAATACTCGCAAGTATTTGATGGAATCTCCAACTGCTGGTGCCACTTCTGCTGGTAACGTTGCAACATTAAACCGCGTGATTCTTCCAGTAATCCGTCGTGTTATGCCTACCGTTATTGCTAACGAATTAGTAGGTGTACAACCAATGACTGGTCCAGTAGGACAAATTCACACATTGCGTGTTCGCTACAGCGATACAAGCTCTGGTGCTAACGTACTAGCTGGTGAAGAAGCACTAAGCCCATTCAAGATTGCGGCTTCTTATTCAGGTAATGCTAACGACTCTTCTGCTAAAGCCGCTTCAACAGCTACTTTAGAAGGTGTTGCTGGTAACCGTTTAAGTATCCAAATCTTGAAACAAACAGTTGAAGCTAAAACTCGTAAATTGTCTGCTCGTTGGACATTTGAATCAGCTCAAGACGCACAAGCCCAGCAAGGTATTGACGTTGAAGCTGAAGTTATGGCGGCTCTTGCTCAAGAAATTACAGCTGAAATCGACCAAGAGATCATTGCATCTCTAATCACATTAGCTGGTACAGCTACTCAAACTTATGACCAATCACAAGTTTCAGGTACTGCAACATTCGTTGGTGACGAACACGCCGCATTGGCAGTTCAAATCAACCGCGTAAGCAACTTGATTGCTCAACGTACACGTCGTGGTGCTGGTAACTATGCTGTTGTTTCTCCATTTGCATTGACAATTCTTCAATCTGCTACAACTAGTGCGTTTGCTCGTACTACAGAAGGCACATTCGAAGCTCCAACAAACACTAAGTTCGTTGGTACATTGAACAACGCAATGAAAGTTTATGTTAACTCATATGCTCAAGATTCAACAAGTATCCTTATTGGTTACAAAGGTGCTAGCGAAAGCGATGCTCCAGCATTCTATTGCCCATACATTCCATTGATGAGCAGTGGTGTTGTTCTTGACCCATCAACATTTGAACCAGTCGTATCATTCATGACACGTTATGGTTATGTTGAGTTGTCAAACACAGCAAGTTCTCTAGGTAATGCGGCTGACTATTTAGGTCTAGTTGGTATTACTTCAGCTAACGTTAAGTTCAGCTAAATCGAACTATTGCTTTATAGTAATAAAATAAAAGGACTCTTCGGAGTCCTTTTTGTTTGGGTAAATATAAGATGCCTACCACAACAAAATTCTATAATCCACAAACTCTTACAAACGTTAATGTAATGAATGAAATTATTAATACACCTAGTATTGATTGGAAATTTAACGGAGTAATTGCAGAAAATAATTATGCAACATCTAGTAAACCTCTTTACACTATTAGCGGATTATGGATGGAAAAGTTTTTAAGTAATACAAGTCAATTGTGGATGACAAATTTAAAAATTCCTGATAACGGACAACAAGTTCAAGGAATAGAATTTCAATTGAATATCTTACGTGCCGCACGTATTGAAGATTTGTTAATACAACTAACACTAGGCGGACAATTAATTGGTGATAATTATGCTAGCCTAGTTAATCCAGTACAAAGTGATATGTATACTGGAGATTTTACAGCACCTTTAGTACCAGTCGGCGATTATCATATCTATGGTGGATCGTCAGATCTTTGGGGAACAACTGGGCTTACAAGCACAAATATAGCAGATCCAACATTTGGTGTAGTTGTTAGTTTTAAAAGTAATGCCATTTATCCTCATAGAGATCTTGCTTATATCGACCAAGTTGGTGTAAGAATCACATACGCATAAATACATAGTAACAACTCACATAGGGTGAGTTTTATGCAGAAATCCAACTGCGTACGGCCTAGAACGCCGTGTTTTTCATAAGGAGAAAACAAAATGGGACGTCCTCTTAATAAAAAGTACTTTAGCTCACGTAATGCGTCAGCATCAGGTACATATAGCCGCTCTGCCGCAGTTGATGCCGGCATTGGTGGTTCAAATATTGCAAGTCTTGCAACAGGCGGTACACTAACAGGTTATACATCTGGTGCTCCAAGTTTATCAATCTTTGGTCCACAACTTGCTAACGGTGTACAAGCTACAGCAGTTGCAGTTTTAACAGCGGCCGCGGCCAGTGTTACAAGTGGTGGTACAGGTTATCCAGCATCAAGTACATTTACAGTTTCAGTAACTGGTACAAATGTTCAAGGCGGTGGTACAGCAGTATTGAACGTTACAACAAACGGTTCTGGCGTTATTACAACAGTTAACTCAGTAACTTCTGGCGGTACATGGACTGGCGCAACATCGGGTGCAACAGCTTTAACGGCAGTTGGTAGTACATTTACATCGGCCGCTACATTCACACTAACATCATTCACAATTACAAGTTATTCATTAACTAACAACGGTGGTGATGGTTATTTAGATTCTGCAGATACTAAGACCATGAGCATCACAGCAACTGACGGTAGTGGTAACATTACAGTTAGTTCGATTGATGAAATGGTTGTTGGTATGAAATTTACACCAAGCCAATCAA